TCAGCCCTCTTGGCAGCCTCTGCCTCCTCAGCCCTCTTGGCAGCCTCTGCCTCCTCAGCCCTCTTGGCAGCCTCTGCCTCCTCAGCCCTCTTGGCAGCCTCTGCCTCCTCAGCCCTCTTGGCAGCCTTCTTGGTAGCAGCTTCTTTTATAATCTCTGCCGCTACATTCCCTACAAACTTGTATTTGTTTTCGATTTGTTTCTTATTGATAGCCTCCTCAGCCTTCATCTTGGCTGCCACCATATTTTCACTTCTTATACGTTCAATTGCAGCCCTAACGCCCTCACTATTGAGATTAGTTTGTGGAGTTGGGTTTTTATCTTCTATAGTGGTATATGTGTTTGAACTAGAGAACCCATCACCTATTTTTGTAATACCCCATTTTTTTTGTTTTGAATCAAACGCAAACGTTACTACTAATTTATCGGACGGAACTAAATGTTCTAATAATTGTGTTTCTATATTATCGTTGGTTAAAAATGTGTATTCTTGCTTATACCAGGTTTTCATATTTAAATATTTGAGAACCTCATATGTATTATTGTCGTTTTTTTTAAAAGTGAAGATAATAGAGTATGATTTATCAGGTGTTATGTTATTCATTTTATTATTTATAATAGATACAACATCACTTACTTTTTGTATGTCAGTTCCATATAATTTTTTAGCATATTTATTTATATTAATTTGAGGTTTAGGGTTAGACCCCCCTCCTCCTTGTTGTTCTTGTAAATCACTCATAATACCTAGTTATAGACCCGTGAGAAAAAAATTGTATTCATAATACCGTCTATCCAAAAAATTGAAATATTTAAACCCAGTGTCTAAATAGCATCCAACTAATTCAATATGAATACAAATGCTCCTATCTCCCTCCCGCAATGCGGAAAAATCCTGGTATTCGACGTCGAAACCACCGGACTTTTACCTAAAAAGAACTTCTCACCCGTTCCTACCCCGCTCACCGAATATCCACATATTATACAGCTTAGTTTCGCGTTATATGACATAAAACAGAACTGCGTTGTCTCTCAATACGACTCTTATGTCAAAATCGACCCAACAATCGACATTTGCGATAAAATCCGAGATCTAACCGGTATTACCCCTACCATATGCGAGAAACAAGGACGTCCCATTATCGAAGTGCTAGACGAATTCAATCGAGCATACAAGGAATGCGACGTTTTGGTCGCACACAATATGGATTTTGATATCACGATGGTCCAAACCGAAATCAAGCGAAATTATGAATCTATTATTCGGTCATCGTCGCCCAATATTATCACCACGTTCAACCACGAATATGAAGAAACTATCGGCATGGTTCGCTATTGCACCATGAAACACAGCGTCGACCTATGTAGCATTTGGGTTCAACCACAAGACCCTAAAAAGAAACCCTGGAAAAAGTGGGCAACGCTCGCGCAATTGTATGCGAAATTGTTTGACGGGGGCACCGTAGACGGACTACATAATTCTATGGTAGATGTATTGACCTGTTTGCGGTGCTACTTGAAAATGAGATATGACCGTGATGTCGCCCTATAACATTGTAAAAATTATTATTGATATAAGCAGTATATTGCTTATATCAAATTTAGTATGAAAAAATTGTGTATCTATTGTTCTATTGTTTTTTCTTATTTATGATTTCTTTGTTTTCTTTGTTTTCTTTGTTTTATTTTCTTTCTTTGTTTTCTTTGTTTTCTTTTCTTTCGTAGAATCTTTCGTTTTCTTTTCTTTCGTAGAATCTTTCGTTTTCTTTTCTTTCGTAGAATCTTTCGTAGAATCTTTCGTTTTCTTTTCTTTCGTAGAATCTTTCGTAGAATCTTTCGTAGAATCTTTCGTAGAATCTTTCGTAGAATCTTTCGTAGAATCTTTCGTTTTCTTTTCTTTCGTAGAATCTTTCGTAGAATCTTTCGTAGAATCTTTCGTAGAATCTTTCGTAGAATCTTTCGTAGAATCTTTCGTAGAATCTTTCGTAGAATCTTTCGTTTTCTTTTCTTTCGTAGAATCTTTCGTAGAATCTTTCATTGTGGCTGACAAGACATACACGATTGGGTGTGTATTAAAAACCTGTATAACTGTATATGTTATGCCCCTTGGGAATAATAGCTCGTTTTCTGTTACGTGTTGTGTTGTGTCTTTCATATTGATAAATGGAATACCATTTTCGAAGAAAATTGCGTAAATACAACACGATGAATAAGCAAACGTCTGCGCCACTGTTAATGTCGAAGTTACAGATGTGTAACTGGGTACCACAAAAGAATCACCTACTGTGGTAGCAGGTCTTTGTGTTTGTTTTCCATCATCATCAGTAATCATATACGATTCTTTCATTCCACGCCAATACTTATTATTATTATCTTGTGTACGTGGTGCGTATTTAGAAAAACACAGGTCAATAGTTTTAATTGTATCCTTGACAGCCATTTTTGCCTCATCGAGAGTATTTCCATATCTCTTAAAGTATCCCTTAAAAATTTTAGTGTCAAAATATTTATCACCTTCACGCAGGTACTTATTTATCGCTTGGTCCCATTGATAACTATAATTAATAAGGGCGTTTGACATTTCGTCGGGAATAACTAACCGCGGTTCTTCCGGTATTGAATGAGAGGGTCCACTACTATTTTTGAACATATCCCGTATCTTTGGTAAATGTGCGATACTTTTTATGTCTTCTATTGAATCATCATCATCATATACAAGTGGTTTGTATTCTTCAAACATATCAATACCCTCAAACATACCTTCCATATTAGTAACATTATGAACCAGCCAACTACTAATGTCCTGGTTGAATGATGTTGCATTATAAAACATATACTTCATATTGGTAACATTACTAATTTTATCTTTCCAATTATGTAATGGTTGGTCGAATTTAACGGCAACAAGAAACATAGCATACATATTAGTAACCTTACTAACATTCCAATTTTCTATTGGTTGATTGAATTCAACGGCCCTATTAAACATACCTTCCATATTAGTAACATTATGAACTTCCCAATTGTATAATGGTTGGTCGAATGATTCGGCATTAGCAAACATATCCCCCATATCAGTAACATTACTAACATTCCAACTATTTAGAGGTTGATTGAATAATTTTGCATAACTAAACATAGCATACATATTAGTAACATTACTAACATTCCAATTGTCTAAAGGTTCGTTGAATGAACTGGCACCTTTAAATATCGTACTCATATCAGTAACATTACTAACATCCCATGTACTAATGTGTCCATAAGTCTCTATTGCAAGTGGTTCATCACTCAACCATACTGCAACCGCTCGTCGTAAATCTGCAGTATTGTGTATTTTGTTATTGACTGAACTGTGTCTTTTAAGTTTCGACATTGATTTCATCTAAAAATAGTATATAATGTATACACACAATTGAAGATTTAAAATGGCACAAAAATATTATCAACAAATGAAATCAATATTGAAAAAATAAAAAATAGAAATTTATGTGTATTTGACGCGTGATGTATAATTATGTGATAATCAATTTATGCCGAACACATGTCGCATATTTCATCTTCTGGTTCTTCTTCTCTTCCAGAACCTAACTCTTTTTTCTCTGGTTCAATCGTAAATTGTTGTGCCTGATGCCTCGCTCTTCTCCTCAAATAATATATTCCCGTTTTCAATCCTTTCCCCCAAGAATAAAAATGCATGGAAGTGAGATTCGAATAATTCGGGTCTTCCAACCATAAATTCAAACTTTGACTTTGACACACAAACGCGCCTCTATCTGCCGCCATATCTATTAAATCGCGCATAGATATTTCCCAAACCGTTTTATATTTCTCCTTAATATGTTCGGGCACATCTTCTAAATGTTGAATAGAACCGCTTTTCGCAATAATACTATTCTTCGTTTTTTCATTCCAAAGGTTCAATTCCAACAAATCATTCATTAAATATTTGTTTGCTAAAATAAACTCTCCTGCGATGGTGCGACGATTATAAATATTACTCGTAATCGGTTCAATACATTCATTGTATCCAAGGATTTGTGACGTGGACGCAGTTGGCATAGGTGCTACCAACAACGAATTTCGTAAACCGTGTTGTATAACCTTTTGTTTCGCGCTGGTCCAATTATACCGACTACTGGGTGTTACGTTCCACATATCAAATTGTAAAATACCCTCACTCGCAGGCGATCCATCGAATGTTTCATATTTCCCTTCACTAATCGCAAGTTCACAAGATTGTTCTAATGCAGCGTGGTAAATCGTCTCGAAAATATCCTTATTCAACTGTCTAGCATCGTCACACGAAAAAGGCATATCCATTAGCATAAAAGTATCCGCCAATCCCTGAACGCCAATGCCGATTGGGCGATGACGCATATTACTACGTCGCGTCTTTTCGGTGGGATAATAATTTACATCGATAATACGGTTCAGATTATACGTTACCGTCTTTACAACGTCGTGTAACTTGTCAAAATCGAACGTTTGTGTGGTTTTTCCATCTACCACGGACTTATTTACAAACGCAGGAAGAGCAACACTCGCCAAATTACAAACCGCGGTTTCATTGCTATCCGAGTATTCGGTAATCTCGCAACATAGATTGGACGATTTGATGGTTCCTACATTTTTCTGGTTACATTTGTTATTGACCGCGTCCTTGTATAAAATATACGGCGTTCCAGTTTCCATTTGTGCGTCCAGTACTTGAAACCACAAATCGCGGGCTTTCATTGTCTTTCGTCCTTTTCCAGCGGCTTCATACATACAGTATAATAGATTGAACTTATCGCCATATACATCGGATAATCCGGGGCATTCATCAGGACACATTAACGTCCAATCGCCATTATCCTTAACACGTTGCATAAACAAGTCGGGCACCCACAACGCATAAAATAAATCGCGGGCTTTCAAATCTTCTTCGCCGTGGTTCTTGCGTAATTCTAAAAATGCTTCAACGTCGGCGTGCCAAGGTTCAAGATACATCGCAAAACTGCCGTTGCGTTTTCCGCCACCCTGATCCACATATTTTGCGGTATGATTGAATACGCGCAACATAGGAACCAGACCATTGGATGTTCCGTTTGTGCCACGAATATCGCTTCCCGAAGCACGGACATCGTGTAGATGAAGTCCGATTCCACCCGCCCATTTAGAAATTAATGCACAATCCTTTAATGTATTATAAATTCCCTCGATACTATCGTCTTCCATTGCTAACAAGTAACACGATGACAATTGAGGATGGGGGGTTCCCGCATTAAATAGGGTAGGGGTTGCGTGTGTAAAGTATTTTTGCGACATTAATTCATATGTTTCGACAATCTTTTCCAAGTTATCGCCGTGTATTCCGACACTCACGCGGAGCCACATATGTTGTGGACGTTCAATAACTTCTTTGTTTTCACGCATTAAATAAGCCCGTTCCAATGTTTTAAATCCAAAATAATCAATGAAAAAGTCGCGGTTGTTATTCACCAATTGGTCTAATTCTGTCTCGTATTTTTGAATCACTGAATAGGTGTCTTCGGAAATAAGAGGGAAACGAGACCCGTGTTTATCCACGTGATTGTATAGACGAGTCATTGTTTCATAAAATGAAGAAGATGTTTTTTTTTGGTGATTCGCAATAATAATATATCCTGCCAATTTACTGTAGTCTGGGTGTACGGAAGACATTGAAGCACATTGTTCTGCAGAGAGTTCATCGATTTTCGTGGTCGAAATATTATCGTGCAATTGGTCTATTACTTTCATTGCGAGTGACGTGTAATTAATTTGAATTTCGCGTTCTTGACCTAATGTTTTAATTCTCCTCAAAATTTTGTCGAATGAGACGATTTCTTGTCTACCGTCGCGTTTCGTTACATACATTTCATCGTGTGACATAATAATGACGTATCGAGTTATTATATATAATCATAAAAAAATATTTATATCGTTTTTTTTATCATTCTACATTCACTAATTATTCTTCCGTTACTAGGTCATCGCCCTTTTTCACAACTACAAGTGTTTCCTTGGGAACTATTTGTTTCGGGACGCGTTTTTTTGGAGCGCGATGTTGATACCCATCAACGCGTTCGTTCAAGACAATATCCCATACTTCTTTTATTTTTTTTACCGCAGTTTCAAACCATTTAGTATTTCTTTCTATTAATACACACGAATATTCGTCCAAATACCAATATAATGTTGTAAATAATACCTGTCCGTCTTTCCTTTTTTCGTCTTTCTTTTCTTGTATCCACGCATCCATTGTTTCTTTGTTCATTTCTATTGACAATGGCATATATTCATATATTGGAGAAACAAAGTCAATACTTAGTTCGCGAGGAATAAAATGGAGAATAATTCCCTTGTATTCGCGTTTATCGGTATCATTATAGAATTCGTCTTCGCTTCCGAATTCTTTAAAACGCGTTTCCATAAAATCACATTTATCAAGATTACATGTTTCCATTTGTATTTGCGTTTGGACCCAATATTCTTTTTTGGGTATACCTGTAATTTCGCGATTGAATATATTTTTTATTTCTAGCATTCTACCGTAACGCAAACTGTTTTCATTTATATTTATACCATCAGGCGATGCTCCAATAAATTTATATTCGGGGTGTTGAATGCAACCGAATTCTTCGATTGTAGCATCATACATATGTTCATATATCATTACCGTTACCGGTTCATATTTAACACCCCAGTGCATTGGACTATTGATACCGCTAAAATTACGCGGTGCACCCATCTCATCACCGATGTTACATTTTTCATATATCAAACTATTACATTGGGCCTGTGAACCAAATACTTTCCATAAATTACTTGCAGTTATCAGGTTATTACGATACGAATACCATTCGGGCGTTCGTTGTTCGGGTTGCGGGAGTCCTCGCAAGTAAGATATTTGTGTATTTAATGTTTGTTTTAATGTTTCGTCCATCGTTATTAGTGTATCGAATGTATAACTACGCGAACGTCTGGTTTTTGTAATTATATCCTCGTATAATTCAAATATCTGTTTAACGAATGATAAAATGTTTTCGTAGTCATCTTCTATACATATTTCGGCGGACGACCACTCTTCAAATAAAATATACGCTACATCTTTACATAATGTATCAATGAATGTGGGCGAATACACTTCAACCAGGTTTTCTTGATAGTACTCGTCCAATAATTCATATATATACTGTATGATTTCACCTACATCTTCACTTGTAAGTTGGTCCATTATATTATTATCCAGAATCAAGTCTTCATCGTCGGTTTCAATAGTTGGTTCGGCGATATCTATATCGCACTCACTTTCCGCAGTGGTCGTGTTTGCCATTTCATCAAGTGTAAACATAATATTTTCTAAAAAATCGTTTGTTATCATTTATATTTATGTCTATATTTATTCCTATATTTTTTCAATTTTGTTGTTATATTATATTTATTACTACTCCACAGTAATAATCTTGTTTCCCTTCTTTATTGCTATGTCATCCAGTATGTTTGTAAATATCTTATTGCGGAATATAGGTTCGTTTCCATTCAGTCGATTATTCCCCAAACAAACCGTGCTATATTTGATTCCTTCCTCAACAAGTGGTCCCTCCTCCTCGACATGTTCCGGGTTCTCTTTCATCCATTGATACATCATCCTTTGGTAGGAAAGGTCAATCCTCCTTACAATATTCTTTGTTTTCTTGTTCTCAATGTCCTTCGCCCATTTATCATTTTCTTTTACATAGATTACCTCTCGTTTTACATCCGTGCATTGAAGTGGTCGGTTGTGCGGTTCCAATTTATGAAGTTCCTTTCGGAAGATATCCGTGAGACCCGTAATGAATCCCACTTCGCCCGTATTCACATAATCCTGGGAGGTTAGTTGGATGGATTGCAAGAATTCGTCCAGATTGATTGCGTCCTTGCATGTTTCATTCAAATAAAATTGTAAATTGAACTGGTTATTCTGGGTATTAGTGTTGTTATTATTGTTTATTGTGTTACCGAGAGAACCATTCTTGATTGCTTCTAAAAATTGTTTCTGTAAATCCATCATTTGTTTCTGTAATTCAACCTTTTCTCCATCGGTTTTTCGCCGGTCTTCTTCGGTTCTTCGTAACAATTCGTTTTTTTCTTCTTCTGTTTTTCGATGTTGTTCTTCATTCTTCAATATTAATTCTTGAAACATAGTATTTTGCTCTAATAATACAGCTACCATTTCATTTTGGGGTTCGGGTTTGTCGATTATTGTCGAACTTTTTTTAGAACTTTTTTGAGAACATATTTTTCTATGCTTACATAGACTGGATTGATGTTTATATTCGTTTCCACAATGACAAATGAAGGTTGTATTTCGTTCTAAATCATTAGTATTTATTAGTCGTTTGTGTTTAGATGTGTTTAGATGTCTATTATATTGACTATGACGGCACGTATTATAGTCACATATTTGACAATAATATTCTATTTGTTGCGTATGAACTTTTTTATTAGTATTCATTAGTATATATTTACTAAATATTTAGTTCTAAATCATTTGCCACGAAAATGACTTATTTACAAAAAAAATGATGCAGTGAAATAAAAACACGTGAAAATCCAATTTAAAGCATATTGCAGTGAAGCCAAAAAAACACCTATTTGTAAAAAGTCGGGACCGATTTTCAAATCTGGACATTTATAAATGTCCATTACTGAAATTCCATTTGCTTTTTCAATTTACGTTGTTTTTTATAGGTTATACAATTCCAATTACTAATATTGAAATTGTAGTTATAATATTATAATACTATCTTCATTCCACAGTAATAATCTTGTTTCCCTTCTTTATTGCTATGTCATCCAGTATGTTTGTAAATATCTTATTGCGGAATATAGGTTCGTTTCCATTCAAACGATTATTCCCCAAACAAACCGTGCTATATTTGATTCCTTCCTCAACTAGTGGTCCCTCCTCCTCGACATGTTCCGGGTTCTCTTTCATCCATTGATACATCATCCTTTGGTAGGAAAGGTCAATCCTCCTTACAATATTCTTGGTTTTCTTGTTCTCAATATCCTTCGCCCATTTATCATTTTCTTTTACATAGATTACTTCACGTTTCACATCCGTGCATTGAAGTGGTCTGTTGTGCGGTTCCAATTTATGAAGTTCCTTTCGAAAGATATCAGTGAGTCCCGTAATGAACCCAACTTCGCCCGTATTCACATAATCCTGTGAGGTTAGTTGGATGGATTCCAAGAATTCGTCCAGATTGATTGCATCCTTGCACGTTTCATTCAAATAAAATTGTAAATTAAACTGGTTATTCTGGGTATTAGTGTTGTTATTATTGTTTATTGTGTTCCCGAGAGAACCATTCTTGATTGCTTCTAAAAATTGTTTCTGTAAATCCATCATCTGGGTCTGCTGTTCCTCGTTTCTTCGCAATAATTCCTTCTTCTCTTCCTGATTTATTCGCAATATTTCATTCTTTTCTTCTTCGTTTTTTAATATTAATTCTTGAAACATTGTATTTTGCTCCAATAATACAGTTACAATTTCGTTTTTTGGTTTATCACACCTATTATTATTGAATTCGGGGCATTTTTTTTTATGAGCGGATAACGTTTGTCGATGTTTATATTCTTTACCGCATACACAAGAAAAAACCATTTGGGAGGATTTGGGAGGATTTGGGAGGAGTTTATGTTTGCGAGTTAAAATATGTTTATTATAATTTTGAATTGTCTTACCAGTATAGTCACATCCATCACAACGAAAATTGTCAGGATTTATTGATATATTTTCATATGTCATTTTGGAGGATTTTGGAGGATTTTGGAGGATTAAGTGCTTACGAGTAGTAATATGTTTGTTATAATTTTGACGCGTAACTCCTGTATAGTCACAATATTCGCATCTAAATTTACCCGAGATATTTTTATATGTCATTTATATATTATATTGATATAAAAGTTTCTCTAAATCATTTCCCACGAAAATTACCTATTTACAAAAAAAATGATGCAGTGAAATAAAAATGCCTAAAAACCCAATTTAAAGCATTTTGCAGTGAAGTGAAAAAAAACACCTATTTGTAAAAAGTCGGGACCGATTTTCAAATCTGGACATTTATAAATGTCCATTACTGAAATTCCATTTGCTTTTTCAATTTACGTTGTTTTTTGATGGGTATGTGATTGTGTCTAATATTATTGATATTATCATAAAAAACAATGTTTTTACGTAAAAAAATGTGTAAAAAAATATGATAGAAGTATAATAGTCTTATGAATGAAACAAAAAAATTAACAATAGATTTTACACCAAAAAAAGAAAAAAAGGAGTCGCAACGAGAACCCATAAAACCAAAAGAAAAAATCAAAAGGATAATAACAAATACAGAGCAATGGTGTTTTGAAGAGTGTGATTTAACGAATGAAAAGCAATGGGAATATATAAATCAAATAGTAGAAGGAAAAATAAATGTAGAGAACAAAAACTCGTGTGATATTATAATAAAACAACTCAAGAGAAAGATAGTCGGTTATCGTAGTCAAGATGTAGTAAATAAGAAATTAAATCGAGAAACACTTGTAGATTTAGAAACAGTATTACAATTATTATATAAATGTGAGAACAAATGTTATTATTGTCAAAACTCTTGTTTGGTTCTCTATGAATATGTGAGAGATAGAAAACAGTGGTCGTTAGAAAGAAAAGACAATTCAATAGGTCATAATAAGGGAAACTTGGACATAGCGTGTTTAGAATGCAATGTCCGTAGAAAAACGATGCATCAAGAACGATATGTATTTACAAAACAAATGAGTATAGTAAAAAAAGAATAAAACCTAAAACAAAATAGAATAATGGTTATGTAACAATGTAGATGGAAGAAACACAATCAGATATATTAGAATATCATAAACCGTTAGTAGAAAGGCTCGATTTTTTTTACAAATCGAAGAAAATCCCCCATATAATATTTCATGGTTCTTCCGGTTGTGGAAAGAGAACAATTTTGAATCATTTTATCAACAAGATATACAACAATGACAAACGAATTATAAAGGCAAACGTGATGTATGTGAATTGTGCGCATGGAAAAGGGATTAAATTTATTCGTGAAAAACTGAAATTTTTTGCGAAAACCAATATTTTATCAAATAACGGGGTATTATTTAAGTCAATAATTTTAATGAATGCGGACTATTTAACAATCGATGCTCAATCGGCTCTGCGCCGATGTATCGAATTATTTAGTTATAATACGCGTTTTTTCATAACATTAGAGAACAAACAGAAACTAATGAATCCAATATTGTCTCGTTTTTGTGAAATCTACATACCTGAATATACAGTAAACGGAGAAGTATCAAATTTCCATCAGCATTATATCAAAAAGGCAATCCCAACTGTGCGGTTGGAGAGTAACGTATTGGATGACGAAATGACAAAATTATATAGAGAAGAGGTAGTGCAACATAGCGATTTGATAAGTGTATCGGAACGATTATATGAGGGAGGAATAAATTGCGTAGACTTGATTTCTTGGATAAAAAAAACGGACTTGATAGAAGATAAAAACAAATCGACATATGAATTAGAGTTTAATATCATTCGTTCTGAATTTCGTTGTGAGAGATTATTAATATTCTACATATTGAATAATATATTCTTGCGTTCAGAGAACGATATAAAAAGTATAATAGGAATATAATTACAATGGACGATTTTGTACTTGCGAATTTGAATGAATCTCGTAATGAATGGTGTAGTCGTTTAGTAAGTATAATGACCCCGGTAATAACAAGTGGAATTCGCTCAATATTTAATGAATCGTGGAATATGTGTGTAGAAAACGACGAAGCAAACAAGTATTTAATGACATTTCAGAATTTATTGTCCCGTGTTCCCAAATGGAATAATAATATAATAGAGGAGGAACGAATCCGTATAATAGAAAGAAGTGGTTGCAACTATTTAGAAGATTTGATAACGTGCGTCCATATTATTCAGTTAAAGGTATTGACGTGTATCCGCGTGGGAAATAAACAGAAAAAAATCGATATTTCAGTTCCGAAATTAGATACCTTCATTCATAAAATCTATATTAACGTAGCGCGCAAGGTGTATGCGAATATATACTTGTTTGAAAAGAATCTATCCCCTTTACAATATCAAAAAACCAATCGCGAATTAGAAAATATAATCCAAGAGTGCATCTTGATTTCGATTCGCGAAAGTATTCCAACTGAGGCTATTATTCGTGCATATATGGACGAAAATGTAGAGCATGAGGAAGAAGTAGTGATTGAGAATATCACGGAAGAAGATCCTAGTATAAAAGAAGAAGTTAAAAATGCTCCCGAAACTGTCAATTCACAAGATTATTCCGAGCCGGAAGTGAAAATTGATACGAGTGGTGAAATGACAATAGTGCCTACTATTCAAAATGTGAATACGGAAGATGTAGTAACGAAATTATCTTTTAATGATATAGATAAAGTGTTAGACGAAGAAGACGATATTAAATCTGTGACCGCACCAAAAGCAATAGAACATTTAGAGTTGTTAAGTACTTCCAGAAGTTTAGAACGGAAGTTTGATGAATTAGACGACGATGAAAACTTTAAAATTACCGACACGGATATTTCAACGAGTTTTTTAGACATAGATAATTTAGATAAGGAGGTCGTCCAAAACAATGAATTCAAATTGAATGATGTGGAAGAATTGTATTAGACTGCGTAAAAATGGGATAATATACATCTATAAAAGATATATATATTGTGAAAATGGAAACCGTATTTGTAATATCAGTTGTAATCACATTCATTTTCTTTATTATGAAGGTGTTGGAAATGAAATATATACAAAAGGAAATCCGTCCATTAAAGGATACAATACGCGATTCTGTAATCGTGTTGGGAAGTTCAGTGGTATCACTATCCTTATTTTATTATGCGGGAGGGTCATTGAATGACTTTTTCAATATTCTTACGGATAAAAAGACATTGAATCCTTCAGCGACAGAGATATTTACGGGAGAACCTGGGTTCTAAATAAGATGAATGAAAATTATTTCACACCAACTGTGATTATCTTTCAATAGTGTATACTATGAATAAAATTCAACGTAGATTCCTATATTTTTTAGTTGGTTGCATTGGTTCTCGCATTATGATAACTCTGGTTGCCAAAAACATTGACAGTAAATATTTACCTATGTTAGGATATATTGCGCTTGTGCCTGCGGTAGGATTTCTCTATATCTATGTAACTGGTTCAAGAAAAGTGGGTATTGAAGTTGGGGGTGATAAAATATGGTGGAATTCCCTGAGACCACTACACTGTTTTCTATATTTATTATTTGCGTATAATGCTATAATGAAAAATAATCAATCTTGGAAGATTTTAGCACTGGATGTATGTATTGGACTTTTGGCATTTATTTTTCATCATTTCAAGGAAAACAACTTTGACAAACTTATGTAATTTACGGGATAACTTGGGTTAGTAGATAATCCGTGTGAAAGTATTTCACACCAACTATGATGTTGTTGTGAAAAAGTATAGATAGAATCCGGTTTATTATGTAAGCAAAAAGTATATGGGTCTGGATATATTTGTAGATGAATTTAGAAAGAATGGAAAAACATATTTGGAAAATATGGATGAAACCGAATTGGTGAAAATAATTCAAAGGTTGAATGATGCGTATTATAATAATACACCTGTGTTAAATGACAATGAATATGATATAGTAAAGGAATACGCAGAAGTGAAATATCCAAAAAATACGGTATTATTCGAAATAGGCGCTCCAGTGGTAAAACATAAAACCGCGCTTCCGTATGCGATGCCTTCAATGGATAAAATAAAACCAGATACAATGATCTTAGAGAATTGGATGAAAAAATACAAAGATACATACGTAATTTCACATAAATTGGATGGTGTAAGTGGATTATATAGTACGGAAGGAACCGCGCCGAAATTGTATACGCGTGGAAATGGAACAGTAGGACAAGATGTAACGAATTTATTGCGTTATATGAATTTACCAAAAAAAGAAAATGTGGTTGTTCGCGGTGAATTTATTATACCGAAGGATATATTTGAAAAAAAATACAAAACTAAATTTTCAAATGCGCGAAATTTGGTTTCGGGTATTATAAATAGCAAGGAACAAGATGAAAAGATACGCGACGTTCATTTTGTAGTATATGAGATGATTGTTCCGCATATAAAACCATCAGACCAAATGAACGAAATAGACAAATATGGATTTGAAAAAGTGGTGAGTCAAAACACAAATACATTGTCAAATACATTTTTATCAGATTACTTACTCGAATCACGAAAGACAAGTGAATATGAAATAGATGGAATTATTGTATCCCACGATGATGTATATGAACGAACCAATAAAAACCCGGAACATGCTTTTGCGTTTAAGATGGTAATAACGGATCAAGTAGTTGAAGCGAAAGTAGTTGATGTGATTTGGACGGCGAGTAAGGCGGGATACTTAAAACCGAGAGTGCGTATAGAACCAGTTAGAATCGGTGGTGTAAAGATAGAATATGCTACCGGTTTTAACGCAAAATTTATAGAACAAAATCAAATCGGTATAGGTGCGGTGATACGTCTAATTCGAAGTGGCGATGTGATACCATATATTCAGTCGGTAACCGAGAAAGCCGAACACGCGAAAATGCCCGAGGTTAAATATCATTGGACGGATACACGTGTAGATATAATATTGGATGATTTGGCATCGGATGAGACCGTAAAATTAAAAAATATAACAGAATTTTTCACAAAATTGGGTGTAGATGGATTATCAAGTGGAAATGTAAAACGTATAATGGAAGCTGGATATGATAGTATTGAAAAAATAATCAAAATGAAAAAAGATGATTATGAAGAGGTCCGTGGTTTCAAGGAAACCATGATAAATAAAATCCACGATGGAATACATAGTAAATTAGAACAAGCTTCATTGATAGATATTATGGTAGCGTCTAATTTATTAGGTCGTGGTTTAGGAAGTCGTAAAATAACACCGATAATGGATATGTTTCCCGACATATTATTTGAAAAGGAAAGTGATGAAACAAAGATCGAAAAAATATTACAAGTGAAGGGAATAGGTAAGGAAAACGCGAAAAGTTTTGTATCAAATATAGAGAAATTTAATACGTTTCTAGAACTATGTAATCTGAAATTGAAATATTCATCAGTAAAAAAAACGAGTACGACTGTAAAAAATAGTTCAGAAACGAAAAAGAATACAACTGTAAAAAATAGTTCAGAAACGAAAAAGAATACGACGGTGAAACAAAAAAAGAGTCCAGATATCAATGACGACCTGTATGGTAAAAATATAGTAATGACAAAGGTTCGCGATAAAGGAATAATCGGGCATATCGAAAAAAATGGCGGAAAAATGGAGGATACTGTAAATAAAAATACATATTTGGTGATAACAAAGTCGCACGACGATACAAGTAACAAAATTCAAAAAGCAAATGACTTACATATACCGATATACACAGTATCTGAATTCATAAAAAAATATGTAAATAAAGAGTAAATAGTAAAGAATAGTATCATAATGGAATATTTCAAACCAGGTGACATGATATACAAAATAAAATATTCCGGTGAAATAGAACAAGTGGATTATTCGCAAATATATGTAATACTTGCGGTTCGAACTACACGAGTCGGTAAACATTCTGTACGCGTCAAGGCTCTGTTGGATGATAAAACCGAATGTATATTATTAGAGAAGAATAAGATATATGTAGAGAAAATAAACACCGGATGTTGCGTATGTAGTTAGTGGTGTGGTTTATTTTGGTTTCTTATCAAAACAAGGTATTCCGCGTATGACATCAATATTGTCTGGTAATCCCGAAACCTGTATATAATTCGCTACATCATCTGCGATATACAACGTATATGGTATATCCGCGTTATTTACCGCACATTTACTCGTCCATTTATCAAGTTTTAATACTTCATTTAGACCTCGTATTCTACCGATTACCCCCAAATGTTCGTTCGGTCTTTTTCCGGGTTTGCCATTAGTATGTTTGATTCTCCATTCACATGATAGCGCGTTTCGATGATCGATAAAACCGGTGAGTAAAGCATATATTTCCCAACCGCCACCGCGTCCGTGTGTATATCGTGCTCCACCTGTGATTTCTTCATTATGTTGTCGTAATCTACGTCGCGGGTCATTTGTAGATCCATTGTAGGTGAGATGTTTGTACTGATATTGTTTGTTTCTCAATATATAACAATACCATTTTTGTGTTTCTTCTTTGACTTCTTTGACTTCTTTGACTTCTTTGACTTCTTTGACTTCTGTTAAGTATGTTTCGTCCATTATATTTTGGTAGTATAGTATCAAAATATATAATATTCTTGCAATGTAACCGAAAAATTGAATTGATATGAGATGAATATAATTGCATAAACATTATGAGTACTACTCTTATTAGGAACAAAATTTTGGAACAAATTAATTTGATGGATTTTCAAACGGTAAAAGAATATAGCAATTACATCTTAGGAATTGCCGGAATATATCTATTATGGATTTCGGTCCATTATATAACCCCACATTTGTATGTATATTTCTGTGTTCCACCTACGATTATTGGGTTGTTAATGTCCCCATTCACCTCAACCATGCCACATTGTCAAGGACTGAGATGGTTGTTGTACACAAGTTCAGATAGTATAAAAGCAATGTGGTTTGTATTAAGTGCGTGGTGTTTTGGGAAAATCCAAAATTATATGACAACAAGCGAAAAGAATATTTTGAATACAGAAGAAAATGAGGAAAATAAGGAAAATAAGGAAAAATCGAAATAAATAAAAATCGAAATAAATAAAAATCCATTCGTCATTTTTTGTTGTTACATTTGATACGACGGGTAAGAATCGATATCTTGTATATTTTTTATATCGGTATAAGAATCAATAGCATATTTATTAAAATAAGGAAAATCTAATTGTTTTTCGGGTCTATGATTATGAACTGTTCGCGCGATCATTTTATATAGTTTGAATTCGGGATATCTATCCTCGCCATTTGATTTATATAGAACATTTTTATTATTATCATCTTTGCACCATCTATCAATAGTGTGTTGTAGTTCATTCATATCGTCAGATTCTTCATCTTGAATAATAAAGTCATATATAGAACATCCAAGACGACATAAGTCAAAACTACAGTTTGGTTCGAGTAATGGTTTCGAAGTATTCATAAACGGTTCGCAATTATATTGTGTAGCTGCATCTCCACCTGGTGCAAAACTGTCACTGCAAAATGTGTTTCCTTTGAACTTATAAATCGCGCGTCCAAAATCAATCATTTTGAAAATCTTGCCGTGAGTAGGAACAGAATAAACGATTTTATTATATTTATAATATAAATGTGTGATATCTGTATTTACGTACATAATATTATTTGTATGTAGGTCATTATGTGTAAAAGAAAACATTTTTTGGAATGTAATAAGTATCATGACAATTTGAAATAATGCGCTTGATATCAGTTCTTGTGAAAGAACGTGTGTTTCAAATAATTCATCTAATGTGCCGTCGCATTTTTCAAGGCATATTAATTGAACCGGAAATTGATTTATGTATGCGTTTTCAACAATAGTTGCTTCTGAAGATGAATCCGAATGTTCTGAACTATCCGTTTCCCAAGATGATTCTTCATTGTTTTCTTCATCCTCGTCTGTGCTGTAATTTAATTCACTGTCATTAGAACTGTCATCTGAAGATACAGTTTCGATTTCATCATTCGTTTGTTCGTTGTCAGACGTATTTAATTCTACAGAGTAAATCGTTTCAATGGTGCCGATAGCGTCATTGTCAATAATTTCATTATTAAATTCATTCTCCATTTTTTCAACCAAATTATCGATATTCATCTCATCACCAATCTCTAATGTGGCTCTATATTTGCGCGAACCATCCGTATCATTTTCATAATCATTGTTGGTTAGTTCATACATTGTTTGATTATAATTGAAAAAAGTAGAAGTATGTAAATAATCAATATCGTCCGAAATATCCATTTTATATTTGTTTTGAATACCTAGATAACTTCCGTAAAAGTCTATTCCATTCACAAAATTATGATGGTTTAGGGCAATGCTTGATAAGAAATTAAAAAAACAATCTACATAAGCGCAATTATTTACATCATTGAATTTCGGTAAAACGTGCGTTTCATTGTTATTCACTGGATAGGAGGGTAAATTTGATAAAATATCGGTGTGTTTTTCATATTTTCCAATCAAATATCTAATCGGGTCGACCAGTGGCGAGAACTTAATAAATGTTTGTTTCGTTTCTCTCTCTGATGTATGTGTATTTAAAACAGTATTCATATCGATAAAATGTTTTTTATGATTGAACTGAATCGAATTATAGTTGTTTTCAGTGAGTGAGAAAAACGTGTTATATGTAGGATGATAGTTTTGCAATTTGCTAATACGAAATGGGTTATAGTCAAAATTATTGTCTTCAATCGAATAAATATAATTATCTTCTAAATATTTTAATGCCGGCAAAGACGTTTTGTAATAATTCAAAGAATGCGAATCCATAATAAGAATCGAATATAGTTTTTAATACCATATTATTATGAAATATTAAACCCAATTACTATGTAAATGCGTAAGAATGATATTTAGGGAAATGTAGTACTAATATAAAGATGACACTAGAATTAAAAAAATTCAATATGCGAGATATTACATTCAAACCGGAGGAGAATAAAGGACCAGTAATTGTGCTGTTAGGACGTCGTGATACAGGAAAGACATTTTTGATAAGAGATTTATTATATTATCATCAAGATATTCCGATAGGAACCGTGATGTCTGGCACGGAAGCTGGAAACGGATTTTATGCGGAACACGTCCCTAAATTATTTATTCATCACGAGTTCTCTACAGTTTTGGTAGAGAATGTGTTGCGTCGACAAAAACAGGTCCTTAAACAAGTTAATAAAGAAATAAAACAGTATAATAAAACAAAGATAGATCCGCGAGCATTTGTAATTATGGATGATTGTTTATATGATTCAACATGGACGAGAGATAAAATGATGCGTTTGTTATTTATGAATGGGCGTCACTGGAAAATTATGTTAATTATTACAATGCAGTATCCACTTGGTATACCGCCAAATTTAAGAACGAATATCGATTATGTATTCATATTAAGAGACTCCTATCTTTCAAATAGAAAACGAATATGGGAAAATTATGCTAGTATGTTCCCAACATTAGAGGCATTTTGTGGAGTAATGGATCAAACCACCGAAAATTACGAATGTTTGGTGATTAACAATAATTCGAAATCTAACAAATTATGTGACCAAATCTTTTGGTATAAAGCAGAAACCCATCCACCTTTTAAATTGGGTTCAAAAGAATTTTGGGAGTTATCTAAAAATATGGGTTCGGATTCTGAAGATGAAGAATATGATCCATCGAAAGGAAAGAAGCGGTCTGGTCCAGCGATTAATGTGAAAAAAACAAAATGGTAAAAAAAACAATATATACATTTTTATTTTATTTTTTTATCCTGGTCCACCTTGTCATATATCAGTTGCGTTTTCCAATGCGTTTGTATCAGTGTCAATATTGGAGGGAGTTGTAATTTCACTAGGAACAAGCCGATCGAGCCGATTGATGATATACTCCATTTCACCAGGAATAAGTCGATCGAGTCGATTCATATACTCTATTTCACCAGGAATACGTCGATTGATATACTTTATTTCACTAGGAATAAGTCGATTGATATACTCTCGTGATAAAGTGATGTTTTCAGATTCTTCGTTTATTGATAGTGTTGAAATATCCGGAATGGATGCTTCGTTAAATGGTTCTCGTTCTATTATAGAACATTCTGATTCTGTAACAAAATTATATTCGTCCACGTCTGGGGTTTCTCCTGAATAAGGGTTTTCATTGGATGGGTTACGATCAATAAAACTATACACAAAATCCTTTATTCCTTCGTCATCAAATTCAAGATCTGCCAATGTAAGTGGTGCCATTGTAATATCATCATTCGTTTCTTCCTGATGGTTCAAAAGAAGGTCATCTGATGTAAGTGTTCCTATTGTAATATCGTCCGCATCCGCATCATCAGCATCATCAGCATCCACATCGTCCGCATCCACATCGTCCGCATCCACATCGTCAGCATCGTCAGCATCGTCCGCATCCACATCGTCCGCATCCACATCGTCAGCATCGTCAGCATCGTCCGCATCCACATCGTCAGCATCGTCCGCATCCACATCGTCAGCATCCGCATCGTCAGTATCCGAATCATCATTTATTCTCCAATCGAATACATCAGTTGTAAATTTATCTTGTAACGACAAATGAGAGTTCAAATATACAATAGTGCTTGATAATCGAAGATTAGAAACATTATGTGGTGGTTCTGGGTGTTTATCATTATATGTAGGTTTTGTCTTAAATAATTTACCATTTGTATTGTTTTTTTTCATGCTAATAATTTTTCGTCCGAATGCGTTAAATTGCCGTGTATCAAATTTTTGTAGTGCGTTAGATAATAATTTAAATGACTTTGATTGAATCCCTCGGTCAAGTGAATATCTAAATTTAAGGTATAATTCAAGGTAGGGTAGGAATATTTCGACCAAGCGTTCTTTCGGGAAATTCATATCAAAATTCCGAAACATGTCTTCCCTATGGTACCATTCGGCTATCATTTCGCGAATATGTTCGGCTTGAACTGAAATATTAGAAGAAGTAACGATTTGGTGGATTTCATTATCTATAATATGACCGTGACATTGTGCAACAAAACTGGAGAGGTCCATATTATTGTAGACAAATTTGTCTATAATTGTAGGGACTCTTAAGAGAGATGTTATATGTTTCCAAAATAGATTAAATATGTCTGCTTTCGAAAAATCCATGTTATTATATGGATTTTTGGGCGATTTTGGTGCGATAAACATATCATCGCATATTGTAAGAGAATTAACGATAATTTTAGTGAGGTCTTGAAGTGTAAATAGATAGATTTTGTTATTTTGTATTACGCTAATAACGTTTTTTTGGGAAGGTGATAATTTATTTAAATAGAGGTCAGTGTCAACCGCGTGTGTGTATTTGCGTAGTTTATATATATATGCCAATTTACAAAATGCGAAATAGTGACGTTGACTTTTATTGAAAACATTACAGAATTTATCTTTAGATTCCGTGTTCATAGAGAAACTTTGTAATACATCTTTCAATACTTGAAACTTATTGCGAAACCCAGATGGATTAAGAAACGATTTAAATGATGTATCTGGTATTCCTACAAAACGGTTAACTTCAAATATTAAGCGATTTACAGATGGTAGCTCGGAATTAGTATATGTGTCAGTTGTTCCTTCACATTGTTTCATTAAACTGCCTATATATTTAATCTTATCTTCAAATGTAATGTCTGGTAGTGGTTTGTCATATAACGAGTCCTCGTGGGACAATGTCAATTTGTGCACGATTGTAGAAAACGAGCTCATATTGTTAGTAATAATTAAGATACTATTACTAATATTAAAAAAAAGTTTCAATTTTTACTTATTAATTGCGTTTTCTAGAACAATTTGGTTACGCTGTTGTGTGGCTTCAACAGTGTCTACCTCACGTTCATCAAAGTTAGTAGTCTCGGTAACACCAATCAGATTACCTTCATCATCCATTGTCTGCGTAAGAACGTTTCCACTTGCGTTCGCCTTGTCAATGTTCTCCATAATAGCCTTCTTCTTGGTTTCACGGACACGTTCCTCGAACTCCTTCTTGGCGAGCTCCTCATTCTTCATCTTCTCCTTGTGTAACGCATTTAGTTCTTCTTCCAAGTGCTCGACTCTGCCGGTCTTATACGCATCAGGATCCCAAGGAACCCATACACCAACGGGACCGACATAAATATCGTGACTTGGGTCACTATCGCGCAGTTTCTTACACTTTTCCTCCGCCTCACCTTGTGTAGAGAATACTCCACGAACCTTGACGCCACGAACAGATGTTTGATATGAATGTTCCTTTGAGAATTGTTCGTTTAGCTTCTCTTCTTGCTTATCAATGAAGTTCTTATAATCGTCCTCTATTCCGGTAGATTGTAGTTTATCGTTCTCCTCCTTAATAAAGTCATTGAAATCCTGGATAAGAGTTTCTACATTCAAATTATACTTATACGCAATAAAATGGACGAATTCAAAGTACTTCTCCATAGATTTAGAGAATTCCCATTGTTTAATAAATTGGTCGAATAAAAATACTTCCCGCTTCTTCAAAATTTTTTCAGGAGAAACAAATGACATACATGCGAATTTTTGACCTGCGATTGCTTGATCCTCAAAACACAAATCGACATATTTAGGATTTACATCGCCTGTTTCAGTCAACTTCTTATCAAAACTAGACATGTTCGTTATATAACAAATTTACTACATAATGTTTAAGTGATTTTACACAAATATTATAATTTTTTTATTTTGTTATAATATATAACTGATGCTTAATTTAACTGAGTTGGTAAAACGTGCTATTAAGTACTTGATCGAAGGTCTTGTGGTTGCTCTTGCGGCATTCGCTATTCCTCAAAAACAATTGAAGGTGGAGGAGATTGTCATCATTGCGTTGACTGCCGCCGCGACATTTAGCATTCTTGATGTATTTATTCCTGCTATGGGTTCTTCCGCACGTGGTGGTGCCGGTTTCGGTATTGGTGCCAATCTAGTAGGCGGTCTTAAGATGGTAGCTTAAGAACAAATTGTAATTTTTGATATTGTAGTGTAATATCAAAAATAAATTATGCGTCATAATACGGATTATCGTGTATTTTCATACTGCAGTATTCTTGGGGTTCCTTTTTATAATCAACCGGGTCGTGAAGTCCAGCTTCTTTTGCGTTTTCTAATAGAAATTTAAAATTCTCCCAAAATTCTTTCTTGTGACCTATCGAACGTGTCATAATATGTGCCAGTTCGTGTATTGCGACAAACATAAGTGTTTTCTCGTCAATTAAATTATCATTATTCTCTTTCTTTTTATTCAAACAAAATGCTATTTTCTCACCTTTGTTCTCGCTATATGCAGTAAATTTACTGGTAGGAAGTGTTTCCGTTATAGCGTTTGGATTGAAACCGCCGACTAAACGTTTTACAGATTCATTATCTGGATGAGTCTTTTTCATATATTCAACTAGGTCAGAACACTTATTTGTAACCGTTGCGAGTAAATCAACTGCGTTAGTTAGTTGGTCTCGTTCCCTTACACAATATTTATTACCATCAACTTCTGATACAACACATTTCAATTGAAAAGATTCAATATCATCGTAATATTTATATAGACATGCACCTAAAACTGCGAAAATAACAAAATAGCCTAAAATATCTCCTTTGTTCATTATACAATAATCGCTGATATTATCATTCGCCGAGTTTTTACAAAATTAGAAAATGTGAAATATTATACATTTTCTAATGATACAAATTAATGTCCGATTTCAAGAGGAAGTCTAGAACTATCTGCCTCAATCGTACTTTGGTTCCAGGGTCCAACATCCGCCTTGGAGATAGGAGGGTCTGAACGTAGAGATAGGTTTGCGTTTCTCATAACATTACCTTGCATACCAAGTTTGATAGAATTTTCATCAAGTTGGCTATTTGTTGCGGAACCCTGAACGGGAGGTGCTCCATCGGACCAAGCAGAGTTTGTATCCTTGGGTAGTAATTCTTCGGGATTGGCAACAGATTGAACTGAATAACCGTGAACCGCATTGGGCTCACTTGGTGCCACCGCACCTTGTGTTGCCTCGGATTTGTCTTCTCCAGATGTTCCGTCTTCCATAGTATCCATAACAGATTTAATGGTTTGTTTTGTGTCAACATAATAACTGAGAGCCCAAATAAGTACTGCTATAATCAAAACAATTATCATATTCTTTGTGAAGAATTTTTCCAGTGCTTGCTTTATACTCTTAAACATAATATGCTATATATAAATGATGGATAATTTTTTTTGGATAAACTATTAATTTCGTCTAAAATTCATTTCCATCACTCATCTTCAAATTCACTGTCACTTGATTCATCTATATCGTCTAACATATATGTATTTTTGATACGTTTTGCGTCTAAATAAGATTGCAGTGCGAGTTTCTTAGCAACTTTTGCTTTTTCCAGTGCCTCGCGATACATTTCGTAATATACATCATTTCGTTCTTTAATTTTAAATAAATCATTATTCGAGTCTGTAATATCTAAATCCACCACTTCCAACATATCATCCTGATTAGTGACATTATTTTCGATATTATTATTTGGCATAACTGATGTATCTTCATTTATGTCTATATTCATAGAAATGTCGATTGTATCATCATTTTCTCCTAAAATATCAGTATCAGAAGTATCTACTTGGATATCTGAAGATGTTATTTCTTGTTCTTCGACATCGATGATATTTATATCAGTTTGATTTTGTTCGATTTCCGATACGATATTGTCATTTGCGATTGTATCTATGTGATTCGTTTCCTCTAAATGATGTTGTGATATGTCGGTGTTCTCAATTGGTATAGAATGGATAGTTTTGTCATTTGAATTTGTTTTTAATAAACATTTTTCAAAAATATTCGTATCTTGTAACAATAACACTTGTTTTAAATCAAACTCAATTTGAAAGCTACTTGCGGAACATTTGATACCTTTTACTTCAAGAATACTCATTACATTATGTTTTTCAGTAATAGTAGTAAAATCGATTGCGTTTTCATTGTCATCATAAAACTTAATAGCAGGTTTATCTAAAGCTGATTGAATATTGACGCGCAACAAGTAATATTTTCCCGATTTATAAACCTTTATCGGGCTTGTAAAAAAGTCTTCTATTATAGGTTTGTCCATGTCACCATCGAACCAAGATTCGCGATTCTCATATATATTTTTTTGACAGTGTGATTCTAGGTTCTCAATCCAAGTTAAAAATGATTCGTTTTCGTTTGTAAACAGAAGGTCGGTAATAAACTTCTTGCCTATCTTGGTTATACCTTGTTTCGTATTGCATTTTGGGGGTTGAATATACAGAGGATTGTTATTAAAAGAACATTTAATAAAATAATTTCCACCATTAGCGGGTATAGGTTTCGTAAATTGCAATTGCTTGAAATCAAATTCTTTAAACAATTTGTCGCTATCTAATATTTCGTTCATTCAACTAAAGTTCTCCTTAACAACATTTGATATGAAAAATAAAAATATCAAACGAATTAGTTTATACGGCAGAAATATTACATTTACATACAGTAGATTGTACGTTATAAATGAAAGGTATTCGTGAAAATTGTATCGCTTTTTTTCAAGACGAACAAATACGCTCTGATATTCGTTTTATTATAAAACCACTAATTGATTCGGTATACAGTGAAGTAAGTATTTATATTTGGATAATTTGCTTTTATAATTTATTTTTAGCATTTATCATTTTAGCAAATTTATTTTTATTATACAAGTTAGTGAACAGTTTAGATATATTGCCACTACCCGAATTATCAACCTTGTAGGTTTAGATTGATAATCTAAAATCTGTTTATTTAGTAAGATAGTGAATATGGATGAAAAACAGATTGCTGTTCTTTCAAATGAACGCAAAGAATTAACCGAAAATGTAAAAAAGTGGGTCACTCTAGAAAAACAATTGAAAATAGTAAATGAAAAAACGCGTACAATGCGCGAAATGAAACATGCGTTATCAAGCGAGATTTGTAATTATATGGTAACAAAACAAACAACTCCGGGTATTATCATAAGTGATGGTGAATTAAAATTGTACGATAAAAAGGATTATACCCCATTGTCATATGGATATATAGAAACGTGTTTGTCTGATATCATACGTGATGCAGACCACGTAAAATATATTATGGGTTATTTGAAAGAAAAGCGTGATATTACAATATCAAAAGATATACGTTATGTGATGAAGAAATCATAAACTCAATACAGTTGGAATATCGATTTTTTCATCGTTGTATATAATATAAGGACAATGATGAATTCCAAATTATCCAAGTGTATACGTGGCGAGGCATTAAATGGAAATATGAATATTGGCGGGTATCCACTACAAGAAGTAATATCTACTATGAGAGCACCAACAACAGTGGATGGTGATTTAGAGAATACTGGTAATATACATATACCAGACAGACATGACGGTTTAGTAATCCCACTTGGTTTATATTTGAATACTCAATTGCAGGGCGTTCCCAATCGGTCTAACATCAAAACTAAGATTATCGAGAAAATAGATGTAATTAGTGACGAATTATTTGATATATTCGTCGACAATGTTTCACCGAAGAAAGCTAAAAAAAACACACAAAAAATGAAATTAAAAGTGAAACCTCGCAATACAAAGAAAAAGTCCTGAAAAATCTAATTACATATTATAGTTGTGAATATGAATATTCAGATAATAGTAGATGTAATGATTGGTGGTATAATCGCTGGTTGTTTTTCGTATTTATCGTCTATATACCAAGATAATCCTGCTGCTATAAAGATTGCCGCTTATCTATGGGGTGCTCCACTAGTATTTTTTTATTTGTTATATATAGTTTGGAGAAGTGGAAATAATACGATTATTGCGTTTACGCGACACGCCGCATTTGGAACATCATTAACAGTTGTATCAACGTTATTTACATTATTTTTTTATCAATATGGAAAAGTTCCCACTATTATTGCGAATATATTATTATTACTATTCTTTTTATTCGGTTATTTTTACTATGAATTATATAATAAATTTTAGTATCGCAATTACAATAAGTAATTGCGATGTAACATAATGAATTAGTATTTAGACCACGTATTTCTACTGAAAGAATTGAGTTTAAGTAATTCAGATGCGTTATCCTTCCAATACTGAATTTTCTCTTCTAATTCTTTGTCTTTTTGACTTTGTGGGAAAATATTAGTTTGTTTCATCATTAATCGGTCTTTATCCTGTTGTGTTGGTTCTGGTTTCTTTCCAAAACAATTGATTCCAAACTTGACATTCGGGTTACCAATATATCCACCGTTTACGCCTGGTCTACCACAGTTATTTTTGTATTCAGGTGTCTCTTGTAGTTTATTCCATGTTTCCTTTTGTGTAGGAAATAAAGCCATTTGTCCTTCCGACCAACCATAATTACACCATTCCCCCCCATTGTTATATGATTCTTCGACTTGGTCGTATGTTGCGAGTTTAGCACCTAGTGCACTACATACCGCTTGAGCGTCGTCGTATGCGTATAAATTATTCGAAACATTGAAGACTTCATCAACTGATACAGGTAATTCCGGTTCAGGAACAGGAACTTCTTTTTCTACATTTAAACGAAGAGATTGTAAAATATCGTCAAACGAAATTCCTAATACATATTTAAAAAACACTACGAATACATTTATTACGAATGCTAACCATGTGATATTTTCAATAAAAGATACAGTTGTAGGTTTTGTTTCTGATGTCATAGGAATACGAAATAAATAGACGGAAAGGTAAAACACAAATAAGAATAGTGCGGTTGTAAGTAATGAAAATGGACTCTGAACGTATTCGACTGATTCGTTATATATATTTTTCATATTCGTTTGGTTCTCTTCCATGCTGGTTGCGAAGAAATAAATAACTAGATACGAAAAAACCGCAATTAATACAATCACATCTAGTATACGACTAAGAGTTAATGAAATTCCAGTATTTTCAGAGGAAGGTTTATTATAAAACTTTCCTAAAAGATAATATGATACAATATATACAATCACAAAGAAAACGAGTAAAGACAGATTTCGTTTATTAAAAAGCATGCTTTCAAATGATTGGGATGTATTTGTTATTTCAGATTGTTCTACAATAGTAGGAATAGTTGTGTCATCAACTGGTGGTATGGGAACAGGTTGAATCGTTGGTATCTCTATTTGATTAGTGGGTAAATTTGTTTGATTATCTATTATTTCAGGTGTAGTCATAGTTTGTGTTTCAGAAGACATATAATCAGTATATTATACAAGGTTATTTTTTTTACGGTAAAATAAACAGTATGCTTTTGATGAAATAAGTTGCGATGTATCATTGACAATATCGACTTGATCATCATTATAATGATACCATTTATTTTGTGCGTTCTTTACAAAGGATGTATAATGACCCCCGGAAGTCCCACCACCGTGATTGCATATCCCATATAAATCATATATATACGATTTTGAATTATACCCTTTGACATATTTTGATAAATCCAGGTCCTCGATTGGAAAGTCAACTAAATTATTTAACTTGAATCTCCAATCAACAAACCGTTTTAATACAATAACAATAATATTCGGTAAATTCCAAAATGTAATTTGTTTTATTACATCTTCCTTTTTGTTTGTTTTCTCGTTATACCACGCATTATCACCAGTTAATAATTCGGGTTTTGTATGTAAATCAAAACATTCATATAACGTGGTCATTTTAGATTCACCATCACTAATCGGTAAGTTCAATACGAAAAATGACTCGGGTCTACACGTATATGTTTTTTTCCCATTTTTTGAAATGATTTCAGAAATGTAAATTCCATAAAATAAATTCATTATTTCCGAATATTCTTTGGAATAAATAGTTTTCAGCATTTCATAACATTTAACTGCGTTACTATCTGTATCGCACATTATTTTCCCTGTTATTTTCATTTTTACACCACGAGAGATACTATTATGCATACAGTCGATTATGAAATATAGAAATTCAGGCATGTCATTTTGTGCCATTCCGGTAAATAAATCTCTATCCTTTTTTTTCGCAATAGTCCTAATTTGATGAACGAATTTTTTAGGTGAAACTACACCATTTCCAGACCACATAACTTTCCTAAGGTCATTCCATTCTTGAAAAACAGTTGTATCTGGTAGTGTTTTTTTTAATAAGGGTATATGTTTTTCACTATTCATAAATTCATTTAACTCGTATGTGTGACTAATCACTTGCATACAAGAGTTCAAAAAACAAGTATTTCCCAGATTAACCATACCAGTAATGCCTTTATTATGATATTTTTTTAGGTCCATTCGTTTATTATATTATGAAACTATATACGTTACCCTTTACATCGTTATATTATATACATCTTTGAATACGCAAACGCTTTTTTATGATATTTTGTTATTGAAAAAATATATTGTATTCTCAAAATACATAAACACTATCTGTTACACCAATATAGTATAATTTATTATGAATCAAAGTGAAATTGTAGAATTAGTAACCGCACTATTGGATTTATCGCGCATACCACCAAATAATGAAACGTTGCCGACTTATAATAATATAGAATCCGAAAGGACGGGCAATATACATACACCTCTAGACGAAGAAAACTCACCCACTGATGTATCTGACCGCCAAATGGTATTAACTGTGTTGGATAATATAACAACCCAATACAATTCTACTATAAATCAATACCACACAAATATCCAAAACGCAATTTCTATATTGCAAAATATAGATACTCAACGACATTCACGGGTGAATGGGAGTGAAAATATAACACCAATTCAGTTACCTCTTCGCGCACCGTCCAGCACCAATCGTGCACGAGAGAATACCATTTTTTATACAACATTTATACCTGAAAATTTACAGAACGTGATTATTCAACCAAGTGAAGAAGAAATCAACCGTTCGGTAGAGAATGTGCGATATACACAGACAAACATCATTGATGATAACCGTTGTCCAATCACATTAGAACCGTTTATGATAGGTGATAATGTGAGTCGTATACGACATTGTGGTCATACATTTAGCATCGCGAGTTTACAAAATTGGTTTCGTGGTAGTGTCAGGTGCCCGGTGTGCAGATATGATATACGCGAATATCAACCGGGTTCTCCTCCTATCAATCCAAATTTGAATGATAATATTGAAGAATCGCAACCAACGGAAAACAGCGAAGAGAATATAGATGAAGACGAATTGTTAGATAATAGACTACGAACACTGACATCTGATGTAACTAACATAATATCAGATTATTTCACAAATGAAAATCCAGGTGTATATAATTTTACTAACGCATTTGAAGGTAATAATGCCCCTCAGGTTTCGGTCGAAATTCATACACAAATGACTGATGGCGACAGCGACAGTGGCAGTGGCAGTGACAGTGACAGTTATTCTGATATCCAACCGAATTATTCAGTAGATTAGTGAATAGAATGACATTGAAAACGAATTTCAATGTCATATGTCATATTATATATCAAAGTTCCACTCCTCATATAGACCACCCGCGTGTAATGTTGGGACAAACATAGATTGTGTATCAAACAAATCATAGTAGTTGTCTATATCATCTAGTTTCTGGTTGATATCTTGGGAGTCACATTGAAGTGACTTGTAAAGAGTATACATTACGTGAAGATGTACCAAATGGGTTAATTCTTTTTCTAATTCTTCTTGGTTCTCAATATATCGTTTATCATATCCAATTTGGCTTGTAAAATTCGAAAAGGTTATATTATCGCTTTCAATGAAAGGTAATTCAGTGTGCCCTGTTATTCCTTGATGATGTAATTTATAGGGAGTTCGTGAAAAAAAATGAGAAACCGAAACAAATGCGACTGCCAATAATTGGAACATCTTATCATAGCATGTATCAATAATTCTATATCACTTCAAATGTGTAATTATGTGTTCTCTAATATAGATATCAATCTCTCATTTGATGTAAAAAGCAACAGAAAACATATTTTAGTTGAAACAATTTTATGTTGTCATAATATAAAGAATTAAGTGATGTATTCTAATATGGATAGCGATGGAAATACTTTATCAGTGATTGAGGAATTGTTGGGTGAACGGGTTCGTCGTCGCACCTTCCTCCAGAAATATTTTTGTTGTTGTTTTTTCCCAAAGAACTTGGGTTCAATCGGTATACAACATGAACATAGTAAATAAATAATGACAACATAAGGTAAAAGATACAAGTAAATTTGTTATGTGTTCTCATACATAGAAATCATTTTCTTTTTTTGCAAGTAATAATCAACAATCGGTTCAGTGTAACCTAACGATTTATACTTGGTTGAATCACACACAAGATACCATTTGTGGATATCATTAGCACTGACTGTTTTAAGTTGAGGAATCCATTTTTTAATATACTCGGCGTGAATGTCGTGTTTTGAACTCTGTATCCACGGGTTCATATCTCTGAAATAGGGTTTCATATCTACACCCGTTCCACTAATTCCTTGCCAATTTCCATTATTTGACGCAATATCATAGTCTGTTAGTTTGGTTGCGAAATATTGTTCTCCAATACGCCAATCAATTAACAATGTCTTTATTAAAACACTTGCAGCTATCATTCGTCCGCGATTATGCATATATCCAGTTGCGTTTAATTCACGCATACCAGCATCAACAATTGGAAAACCAGTCATCCCCCTTTTCCACTTGTCGATAAAGTTGTTATTATTACTCCATTTTAATGAACGATATTTCGGTTGGTAAGATTGTCCGACCACTTCTGGATAACCATAGAGAACATGAGCAAAAAATTCTCTCCATATAAGTTCACGTATTATGCCGTGTTTGAGTCCAAATTCACTTTTAATAGAATGGTATACTTCTCGAATAGATATACAACCAAACTTTATGAATGCGGACAGATGGGTGGTTTTATTTGAAAAATTATCCCGCGTTTGGTCGTATTTTTTTTGTTTCATAGTAGCATTATATAATTTGATAATAGCGGGTCTTCGTCCTCCATGAACGATTAAATTGTCATTCTGTTTCACAAACCTATCTCTAAAATATTCAATCGTTTTTTTATCGTTAGCATTCGTATCAATAATTGGTACAAATTTATGATTACGTTTAATAAAAGGTTTTTTTACAGGTCTATAGAGAACCTCATTTAAAAAGGGGGTATATTTTTTATAAGGTGTCTTACTTCCACTGGTAACGACTGTACCGGGTTCATATAAATAATAGTCAGAATGAATAAAACACTTCACACCTAATTTTTCACACAATGCTGATGTTTTTATATCACGGTCAACTGCGTATGGGGTATAATCTTTATTGAAATGTAATGATTCTATATGAAGTTCTTTTATAATATTCTTCAACACATCTAATTGTTTCCCGTAGAATAGCAATAATTCGCCATTCTTGCTGTTAATTTCGGCACCTAAATCTTCTATGCTTTCAATCATAAATTGAATCGCATTATTAGAACGATACTTATTTGATGAACTAACCTGCTCTGGAGTAAATATAAAACAAGTATAGATAGAATCACACATATCGATTGCGTTGTTTAATCCAATATTGTCTTGTATTCGTAAATCGCGATGAAATAAAAATAGTCCACGCATATTGAGAACCTATAATTACAATATAGACATATTTTTTATTATCTTGATAAACGATATATGATTGCCTCGAATACAGTAAATATACAACTTTGTCTGATAGTATTTCATCAATTCAATAAACAATATAGAAATATTCGTGTTAAATTTATCAAATGGAAGAAATACCTGGTTTGTATGATATAATAAACATATGTGGGTCGGGGTTACTATTTTATACATTCGGTGGATATAACTGGTTATATAATTACGTTTCTCCTATGATAGAATCAATATGTATTCTCATATTTACACAATACGTGTCATTGTACCATACTACAAAATCCTATTTCGAATATACATATGATACTTACCCTATTGTTCGAGGCGCAACAAATGAATTGAAACTTGCGTACGATATGCTACACGCGTCGTATTATGATTATCACACAGAGCCACCGGTTGAACCTTGGTTATGTGTTGTTTTTATAAACAAGAACAATTTACCCGAACGAAAGAATAATCCATACACGTTTATTGAAGATTATAGTTATTTTCTTCCGTATGAAAATGAAAATGAAATAGACGAAACTTCATATTACAATGAATATCTTGAAGAAGCACACGATGCTGCAAATAATATAATCGATTTTGAAAGTATTTACGAGTCCATTATAGTAATGAATGTGAAAAATACATATTATTATCGTATATTATATAATACACAACGGACATTTGAACCTATCGCGGCTGTATCAAATAATTGCGATTCACATTTTCTTACAATTCAATATTGTCATCCAAAGCAAAAGATAAATATAGACATACAATTCGATAAACGAATTTATATTATCGGAAATGAAATTCTGTCACCCACATTCGTTTTACGATATTTAGAATACCAATCAATTCCATTTTATTTTGACAAAGACTATACAATAGATATTATGGATACAAATATCAATATGTTTACATTAACATCAAATGAATACATTTGTCTGGAAAAGGATACATATAAAATTAAAAAACTTCAATGATTATGTAAAAACACATAAAGATTATATCTACTATTATATCACGGGTATTGTTGAAAAATGGATACAGTGAGTGTTCAAGCCCAAACACATAATCTAAATGGTAAATGGAAATTATATTATCATTTACCACAAAATAACAATTGGGAACTATCTAGTTATTCCGTTTTGATGGATAATATTGATACTATCGAAAAGGTCATTTCTTTGAACCAAGGAATACACGCAAATCTTTTGAAATCGTGTATGATGTTTGTAATGAAAGATGGAATAAGTCCAATGTGGGAAGATAAACAGAACCGCGAAGGAGGTTGTTTTTCTTACAAAGTAATCAATAAAAATATTGCGGAAGTATGGAAATCACTATTTTATTTGCTTTGTGGCGAATCGTTATGTGATAAAAAAGAACAAAATGACAAAGTGAATGGCATAACAATTTCTCCCAAGAAAAACTTTTGTATTATCAAAATATGGTTTAGTATTTCTTCGTTTCAAGATCCTAAAATAATCAAGGATATTCAGTTTCTATCCAGAGAAGGTTGTTTATTCAAGAAACACGTTCCAGAATTTTAGCATAAATGAAACAGTAAAATTGAAAAAAAAAATACATATTAGATGTTCGTATAATATTCAATAATGAAAATCAAGTTACGTGATATTCCTGCATTGCAACAGGAGATTGTATATAAAATTGGTGAAAATTCAAAAGATAATTTCGTCATTATTGACAACTCGCTACCCACGGACTTATGGTTTCATATTGAAGGATGTTCTTCATGTCATGTAATAGCATCAATTCCGCAAGATATAAAATTGGATAAGAAACAATTACGTCAAATAATAAAACAAGGCGCTCTTGTATGTAAAGAAAATTCAAAATATAAATCCAATAAAAATGTAGAGATCGTTTATTCGTATATTTGCAATATAACTAAAACGCACATTGAAGGTCAAGTAACTGTGCTTCAACCCAAAAATATTATTATGTAACTGATAATAATATTATTTTTTTAAGACGATGGTAAAGGTGCCATACACATACGAATGCTTCCGAGTGAGGCCACATCATATTTTATAATTAAAGGAAGGTCGTTTCCTAAGTACATTTCCATATGACTACATAATGGCGTACATTTAATAAAATGAGCCAAACTTTTTAATGAAAATTCACCTTGAAAAATATTGGACGCGTCTGCTTTTTGAATGAAATTCATATTTCCCTCTGATTCAGACCTATAAATACGCGAAGTCGCAAAATTCCCTTCACACGAAAAAATCAAGTCATTCCCAACAGACTTAATCTCGATTCTATCTGAAATTCCATTGAGGTCGCGAATAATCTTTTGAAAATCAGAAGCAGGTAGATTGATAATAGTAGAATATTCTACATCGGGAACGTACAATTCTTCTACATCGGGTTCAATCAATCTTAATTTTTGACTATAACATTGTTTAATCAATCCATTGTCATATTGTAGACCCAAATGCGAAACAATACCATCGTGATAGTCATTCTTATCGATATACATTGATAATGTATCGTCGTTCGACATTGTAGAAATCAACTTAAACAAATGTAACGTATTCGCACATATAATAATCTTCTCCGGTTCACAATCATACTGCTCAAAATTCTTCGCATTTAGAACTACATTTACTAAAATAGTTTGTGTTTTATCAAAATTAATAATCTTCATATTATCCTTTGTAAATGTGATTGTAGCATCCGTTAAAATATCCTTAATTGCTGTAATCATATTACGTATAGGTTGTATTTGAACTGTTTTTATAGTTAAAACATTATTTTCTTCATTCATATTTTAGAAAGAGTAGTATAATTTCTTTACTGCGTTTGTTTTTATGTATTATTCTCAATATGTATTATTTTGTATATTTTTGACATTTGCCCTGTTTTTTACAAGTCTTTCTTGCGAGTTGTAATGCTTTACTACCTGGTTTACAAGATTCGTGTAAAATATGATAATCGACTATACTAGCATTACCACCGGTAATTGAGCTTGCTAATCGCGCGTATCCCCAAGAATCTGGTGTTTGATTTGGACGCGAACCACCTGAATAATATGCCCCACGTCCTTTATTCACAATTTTCCGTAGCGCCGAACCGGAACAACCAGTTGCTCTCGACATTTTACGTGTAACACTCATATTGTTTATATTATACATTTTTTTCGCGCGTGTTACATGATTAGACGGTTTCGTCTTGAATGATTTTACATTTGGACGTTTATAATATGTTCCTTTCTTATACAATTTTCTAGATTTTAGTAAATTCTTGTGCTGCTTTTTTTTATCGCGCACATTAAGAATATCTGGCAAGTATCTTTCAGGAATCTTCATTATCTAATATATTTGGATAAAAAAATATGCTACAATATTATATACATAATGGCAACTGCTTTGAATAGTGAGAATTATAGCGCTTTGAATGATGCGATTAACGCAAGTGCATTAGCGGGTAAAATACCAATCATATCCATTTATACCGATGCGTCTGGGAATACTTTGGCAGTAGATTCTCACGGACCCGTAAAGGACCGCGCGGTTCTTAGTATTAGCTTTACCGCATCATATATAGATGCTGATGGAAATGCTACCAATCCGTTTATTGTGGTTAAATTTAGAGATACCGCTAGTATGATTGATGTCAAATTCATTGATTATTTCACGAGTGTTGACTATGTCGAGGATCATTGGTATGTTTTAGGTGAAGTAGCAATTCCCAAAAGACAATTCTAAATGATACATATGTGCGATATACAACAACTACTTGTATAGTAAAATACATAATTTACTATACAACCTTTACCCCCTTGAAGATTTACACCCTTGAAGATTTAAATCTGCATCTGTATGCATTCTATAATTTATTTTTTGAATGCTATTCGTTTTCGTCCATTTTCAATAACAATATTTCCAACCACAGTAGGAAGAGTGCCAGGTATATTAATCACATTATCATAGTCTTCTTTTTCATAGACTTCCAATGTTTCCATATTTACTGCGTATTTTGTTCCTGGTATTTCACGAACATTCATTTCAGCAACCGTAACATCTAATCCTTCTTGTTGTTGTTGGTCCAATTCAAACGTAGGGTAAGAATCAAACACATTCGACTCAAATTTTCCTACACCATAACATACAACCGGTCGTTCGTTGTTGATTATCTTGTTAGAATACAACGTACAATCCACTGCGGTTTCTTTTAATGCGTGTAAAAATTCATAATTGATGCGCTGTTTTATGCTTGCGATTTCATATAAATTTTCGTCAGTAGTAATTGGGGTAGATTTGTCTACACGGCTTACGTCACGAATTCTAAGTTCTATATTTTTATCGTCCGTCTTTTGGTCTTCACTAAATGTCGATACATACAAAAATACTTTGACAGTTCGTAGTTCTTCGGGTAATTCTTGGTGACTGCATATACGACGTGCACGTCCAACAACTTGGTCTACTCTTACCATATGCCAGTATGGTTCAACAATATGAACGAAACGAGTATTTTTTAGATTAATGCCTTCTGCACCAGAAGATGTAATCATAAATACTTTAATCGCATCACCATACGTGTTATTTTCGTATCTATCTTTTAATTTATTCGCAATAGTAACTGGCACAAAGTCCCAAGCACCATTATACACATTTCGCACAATTTCTTTTTCTTCAGTTGTTTCTGTGCCGGTATATAATACAAACTTGGGTTTTCCAATATCTGTTTCCTCTTCTACAATATCCCAGTCCTCACCTACCTTTTTTATTTTGAACTCGGCAAAACCATTTGCTAATAATATTAATTTCATAAGTCCAATACCTTCAATGGTACGGAAATGACTGTATAATAAATGTAACCCAACATTATCGGAATCGCTTATATTTTCTAATATTTTCATAAATTTAGGACTTAACATTTGCAATGCGTCGTCTGTAAGATATTTACTACGAGCCGTTTCTTCATCAACGGCATTTATTTTTTGTAATGCGTTCTCAATACGTTTAATATAATTATCTATTTCGACATTGCTAATACTATCTTCTTTATCATCATCTATATTCGAAAAGACATCAACTTGATTTGCGACCTCATCTGGTACAATATCCAGTAAGTTTTCATTAATATCTTCTATTTTTCTTGCCGGGACAGGTCGGTCGATCTCATCTGGAAACACAAAATTACACGCGGCTCTCGAAAAAATACGATAACTCGATGATACACTAAATAACTCATCCTCTGGTTTCTGTTTTTTGCGTTGTTTTTTAGCAGTTTTTTCTCTGTCTGCTTCATCTTTTCGTATTTTGGAGTAAATACCATATTGATGAGGGGATTGTTCTACTTTTACAACATGATATGTATCACCCTTGTCAGTTTCAACGAAAGATGGTAATAAACCTTCTTGTGCGCTACGAAAATAGGAGGTGAGACCCAGAATTCTGCGTTTAAACAAATGAATATTAGTAACTTCTTCTTTATCGGCATCTACAAATTTTCCTAAAAATTGGTCTTTATCATCTGGTAAACATTTATTCACTTTTACAACTACGTTACTGATTTTCAATGGATTCTTTCGTTCTAATATATCTACGACCTTTTCAAAAAATACGTCATCTGAAATATTACCACTATCATCTAATTTCACACCATTATAACGGTCAGATACAGCAACAATCCCTCCACCAGACATATTTTTCTTTGTTTTATTAACAGGGTTTCGTGCTCGCTGTGTACCTTTGACAGCACCTCTCTTCTTTTGATTAATAAATCCTAAGGGATTTCTTGTAATTGTTAATACATTGCCACTATAATGTATATAATCATATGTTCGTAGATTATTGTCATCAAGCATTTTGAGAATAGAACTTGTATCTATCTTCGTTTTTGCATTTACCTGAATATCCATCGTCCATGTCTTGATATATCCACGTAATAAATTATATAATATACCGATTTCATTCGGATAGTTAATAATAGGGGTTCCCGATAATAATATTATCTTTGCGTTTTGCGCTTTCATTAAATAATCATATAACACATATGAAATAGAATTGGGTGATTTGATTTTATTTACAATACGACTGACAAAATTATGTGCTTCATCAATAATAATCACCTTATTATCGAATGGATTTTTGGTTTTGTTCTCTGTCATCTCATCTACTTTTTTCATATTTAAACCATTATAATTAATGTCTTGATACTTAGAACGTATCATTTGATTTAATTGTTCATCAATCTCATTCTGGTGTTCTGTTGACAATTCTGTAAAATTTGTTTCTTTGTCAACATTCAACATCCACGCACCCCCCCGGTCTCTTATATATGACATAGGCAATGACAATGCGGTTGATAATATGCGGTCGTAATCAGGATTGCCCTGCAACTGTATAAATTCCCAATATTGGTCCTTTTTATACATATCATCACCACATTTCTTCAATTCACTGAAAAAATTCATCTTTAATGAAGCCGGGGTCATTACTATAATCTGTTTATCTGTTTTCATACCCTCGGCAATAGCAATAGACGTACACGTTTTACCTGAACCCAATCCGTGATATATTAATAAACCTCGATAAGGTGTATATAAATTTAAATAATCACGAACTATTTTCTGGTGTGTTAATAATTTAAAACTGTCAGCATTTGATTTTGTATCACAAGACACGTCTTCAGTATTGTCTTTCATTTCCTTCAATCTTTTTTCATACATTTTAGTTAGTTTACTAACAAACAACTTTCTATTGTTCATATAATATGGCGATGCAACAATAATATCCTTTTCTATTTTGGCAGGTAATCGTGTCAATACATTTCGTTTGTTCAAAATTGCTTCGGTTAAATCTATATTCGCGATATCATTGTCTTGGTCGGTTCCCTTTTTACCTGTTTTACGTGGCTTTCTTCCTGATTTTTTCTTTCCTATATTTGTTGCGTTTTCTATTAACCGTTCAACTTCTTGTTCAACTATTTCTGTCTCTAGTAACAATGGTTTTTCCAATTCACTTGGTGATTGGACGACTTGATTTGTATTTTGATTTTCTTCTACATCACTATCGATTGCTATCTCGGTTACATCATCTACTTCCATTTCTTTTAATTCATTCATTGTGTCTAATGGTTCTGGTTCGCTGGGTGTTGGTATAATAAGTTTGGTTTCGTCGATTTGAATATTGTTTTTTTGGACTGTTGTTTCGCTATATATACGTGGTTTCACAGTAAAAACATCTTTTTCTCGTAATCTATCTAATATAAAACTACGATTAATTGTGTTTTGTTTGCGTTTATCTTGTATAATTTGTTCGGTGTTTTGTGTTTTTGTTACTTCTCTTTGTGTTTCATCGAGGTTTTCTTCCTGGGGCAATTGGTCGGTTTCGTGTTGGTTTTCCAATTGTATATACACCGGTTGTTGTTTTCCTGGTATTTCTTTTTTTTCTAATAATTCTAAATATGTAACAGGAACATTCATTACTATATATTTACCAAATATTTTCTATTATGTTTTATAGTAAAAAACATTTGTAATTAAGTTTTTCAACTATTTGATATGAAGTAACGAGTTTCATTCGTTTTATACTTCTGTACAATATAACCAACATAATCAAGGTAATCACTTACAGGTTGCAATTTCTCAAAACTTCGAAGAGATCTAGCCAACCACTCCCTTGCGGTCTCCATATTGCCTACAGTGTTCTGAACGCTAGCTACAGCTAGACTGGCAGTAGCGCTAGATGGATGGAACTGTCCGTGGGCATCTGTGAGAATCTCATATGAGCGTACCTAATCGGTTGATTTAGTTATTTCGGGGTTTACTTCTGTATGGAAATCCGTAATGTGATAATTAATAATTTGTCTGAGTGGATTGTTATTTAGGTAATTAATTTAGCGTAAATAAAAACGGTAAATTAATATTTTTATATCAATATAGAATATAATACTTATGTCTCAAATGACAGAACCACAAATGACAGAACCACAAATGGACGCATTGGCTAATTTAGTTGGTGAATTAAAATTATCACCAGTTATCGCAATGCCAGAAAGTATTGTTGATAAGGATGTTGATGTTAATATAGCAACACGCATAAGCGGAATGCACAGAGGTGCTAGATATCCTGGTAGATACGCTGGTGGAAAAAAATATATACAAATGTCTGGTGGTGGTATATGTGAAAATAATGGGTATGTTAATATGGCAGTTAATTCGGCAATTGTTATGAGTGGTACAGCTGTTGCTCTTGGTGCCGGATATGGTGGTTATGCTGCGTTGGCTAAATTTATGGATGCGTTTAAATTAAAATCCGCCGTTCAAGATAGCGTCCGCGCAATATATCATGTTGGTATAGCTATTGGTAAAACAGTAGGTGTCGCAGGGGCATCCGCTGCGTCAGGGGCTAGGGACGTTTTGGTAAGTGCCGCAAGTGGAGCTATAAAAGCGTTACCTGCGGTGGCAGATGCAACAAGGTCACTAGCATCTACCGGTGCAATGGCTGGTCCATTCGTAGCATTCGGTAGATATGTTGGTACCGAACAAAGTGCTCGTGACGAGTTACAATATATATTATCTCATTTGGAAGGTCAATATACAGGTTTAACTAACAAAATTGGCACAGTTACGCGTTCGATGGTAGATAAGAAACTACGATATGCTAATGAAATCTATAATGTAAGACTCAAAATAGAGGAATATAATAACATTACCCAAGCAGATGCTGAAGTTGCTACGGAAAATACTATTCATAATTTTAAACGCTTAAAAACCGCGTTATGTAGAGCAATTGATACAGGAATAAACGCACAAACAGATATTGCAAATATATTTAACCCTTATTATGGAATAGATATGAATATAGCATTTGGTGGAAAGCGAAGAAAAAGTGTAAGAGGTTCAAACTCGCGTAATTCACGCAGTACTTCTAAGGGACGCAAGTCAGGAAAACAATCTAAAAAAATGAAAGGTAAAAGAGGAAAGAAAAGTGTAAAACGTAGTTATTCTAAACGTTAATGTATATATATATATTTTTTATAGATACATTATGGAATTGCGTATATTTACACCACTTGTTTGGTGCTACAAATGTAAAATTAGAAGTTTGTTAGATTGCGAATCGCTTCTTCGCACGCGGTTTGTTCTGCCTTCTTTTTGATATTATGAACTCCGCCACCTAGATAGATGAAAATCCTTTTGTATTGTGACATGTATAAATGAACATCATTATGTGTTTTAAATTGTCTAATAGACAACGCATCTTTATGTGATACACTATGAATGGGTTGACCTAGACATAAATATACGCCCATATGAAATCCGTGTTCTGAATTGTGTTCCTTTACTTCCATATACTCAGGTGTCACTTTGTATTCTTTTTGAATTTTTACCTGTAAAATGTTTTTGTAATTGTCATCATTCTTAATCAAACTAATCCAATCAACGTGTTGTTCGAAAATGCTTTCCACAAATATTTGGACCATTTGAAAACCTGGTCCCGTAACAAATAAACTTTTGAACCATTCATCATTGTCTTCCACTGAAATTTTATTGAAATCAAGAAACATCGCTCCAATAAAAGACTCAAAAATACATCCCAACTTCTTCAGATTAGTTCGTGTCTGTTTTAATTCAGCGTGTTTAGATAGAATTAACCATTTATGTAGTCCCATTTCGTATGCGATGCGTCCAATTGCTTCATTCTTTACCAAGGCAATCTTCTTTTCAGTCATAAATCCTTCATTTTCTTTAGGGAAACGGCGATACAAATAAAATTTTGTAATACATTCTAATACACCATCGCCAACAAATTCAAGACGTTCATTTGATTTAGTATAGAGAGATAAACAATCATCTGGTTTATCTACAATGATAATATTGTTCTGTTTATTTTCCAATTGCGGACGTTTAATATAAGAACGGTGAACGAATGCGCGCTTGTATAATAATTCATTGTATATTGGAACGTTTATTCCATATTTAGACAATATAATTTGTATATCAGTTTTAGTTATCACTTTATTTTGTGGATTATATGGGTCGAAAATATATGTATCTGTTCCAGTAGAGTTCTTTTCAATGCGAATGTCATCATCGTTATTCATGTTATTCAGTAAATAAAATGAAGTACCAGTATACTATAATAGTGTATGATATGTTTATACCCTTTCTAAAATACATTTAACATAACTCAACTCCAAAAAAAATATATTTAGTATATATAATAAAATGGTATTAAGCGGTACAAAAACTACTAGTTCTATTTCTAGCATTGTAAACCAAAATCAGGGTGGAGGACCCAAGAAAGCCGGTCTAGTCAGTCAGGTTGGACACGACGCATATGCCCAGATTCATCTGGGTGGTGTTTCAAAGGATATTCGTTTCGGTTCTCACAGTTTGGTTTCTGTTTCTATCACGCGTTTTCCCAATACAGTATCTTCTCGTCCCATTGGTTCTCTTCCTATGAACTTTCATTAATTTATTCATCGTTAAAATGATATAATAGCAATAACACAACTCTATTATATTATTCGTTATGAAATTAATTATTGATAACAGAGAACATGATTTATTTGAAAAATGCGAATTAAAAATAATGTCTCAAAGTAAACCCGATTACGTTGTATTATCGAAAGAAGTACTAACATTAGGAGATATATTGATTCAAACCGACGACGGAAAAGATGTATTACTGATTGAACGCAAATCGTTTCGTGATTTATTAGCATCAGTAAAAGATGGTAGATACAAAGAACAGTCATATCGCCTTACTCATTCGAGTGGATTTCCGCCACATTCTATTATTTATTTATTAGAAGGCATGTTCTCGCAAATAAGTTCGAGTGAAACAAAACTGGTTTATTCTTGTATGACATCATTGCAATACTTCAAAGGATTTAGCGTCCATCGAACGTCTACTTTAGACGAAACCGCAAACTGGCTATTGTATCTCACTGATAAAATAGAGAGAGAGTTCCAACGAGGTCGTATTCCATACTATTTAACTTCCCCATATATAGACAGCACGCAACCCAGACAAACAGAAGATTACGAAGGACTAAATCCATTTGTAAATAATCTTTCACAAATAGACAATAGAGAACCTGAACAACAAACTAATTATTGTTCTGTCGTAAAAAAGGTAAAAAAGGATAATATTACACCTAATAATATTGGTGAAATTATTTTATGTCAAATACCTGGTATTAGTTCGATTACTGCTGTCGCAATAATGCAACAATTCAATAATTTTCCCCATTTAATAGAACAATTAAAAGAAAATCCACAATGCATTGATAATATTACTTATGACAGTAATGGAAAAACGAGAAAAGTGAATAAAAAATCAATAGAAAATATACGAATTTTTTTAACATCATCCAGTGTTACTGAACCAACTACAGAAGTCACAGATAATAATATTATTGCACTAGAACCTCGTGTATAACTTCGAAAAATTTGCGTTCGTTTTCTACAACCCATTCTTTGCTCGCATTTATTTCCATTGATACATCAAATATAGCACTCGGTTTATTTTGTTCTCCACCCCGTAACCAAAGTATAAAGAATCCACGACCTATGAATGTCTGGTCTGGATCAGTGAGGTCCTTAGGAAATTCTTTATGGTTAGTGATAGATGCGAGTGATTGTGATAATTCGATTTTATTAGATTGTAGGTATTGTTCGTCACATTCTCGGCGGAGTGTTTGTAATGGCATATTGCTTCTATCGCTGTAAAAGTATTTTTTTATTTGTTCGAACTGAATATCATTAATTGCCGATTTACTAACGTGTTTCAATATTGAAACGTCGCGTCCATACAAATGTGCTACCTGAAATAGCACATTTGTTCGTCTATATTTTTCCACATCCATCCTATTGTTAGTTATTTGTAAAGTGTGTATTGATTGGTATGGTTCTCTATTTCCATAATAAATCAATTTTTAGATTACGTCAATCGGATTTGTCAAATTAGTAGGCAATGTTGGGTCAAAACTAACTTTAGTTGCGGTTAATACTGGACGCGCTACCTCTCTGCCCGCATATTTACCACCGTCAACCACATTTTTAGTATATTGCGTTCCACCCCAATTTGGATCCATCGGGTTGTCACTGGTTGCTTGTTGAAGTGTGCTATCGTGTATAGCGTCAATATTTGTATATACGCCTACATACTGACCGGTAGGGTCAAATCCAGGATAATTATTTGCGTTAAATGGTTGATTTACGCGATTTGCGTCTTGAACCTGAATCGGATTTGTTATTCCGTTTGTGGCAGGAACCCCACCTTCTAATTCAAATGGACTTGGGCGAACGCGGTATACATCATTCCCTTGTGCGTCATTTTCTTGTCTTAAATATAAAACGGGACAATCGATTCCACCTGTGCGTTGGTTCTCTAAATGTATTATATATTCGTCTAAAGTATGAAACATCAAAGGGTTCTTTCCCTCTTCTTTTGGCAATTTTGAATTATACAATGCGAGAATATCACCTTTTTGGACGAGCATATCAGGACAATTATCAGAAACCATATTTTCCAATTGACTGAATGCTTCTTTATTATATTCGTTTGGTTCAGGTTGTTCCAATATAGAAACAATACCTAATATAAATGTAATTAACAGAAAAATTATGAATCCGTTTTTTATATAATTCATTCTTTAGTTATATACTATAATTAGGAAATTTTCAAAAATAATATAAGTAATCTATATATGGCTATTCAGTATAAATTGTTTGAAGGTGGAAAAACCTCAAATAAGAAGGAAAAATCTAAAAAATCTAACAAATCTAAAAAAACTAACAAATCGGTTCGTAAGACTGTGAAGAAAAAGAAGGGTTCTGATAAAAAGAAAACAGGAAAGAAAAATAAAACGGATGACAATCGTAGCATAGGTGTATTATTATACGCTGAGTGGTGTCATCATTGTCAACAACTGAAACCCGAGTGGGCAAACCTCAAGGATTCGTTACAGGACATTCAATTTGTAGAAATAGAAGAATCCAGTCCCATAAAAGACGAACAAATTAATATCTTGGAAAAAATAACAAATGGTATATCAATTCAAAATAATGGATATCCTACTATCTTCAAGGTCCAAAACGGAACTCCTATTTATTACAATGGACCCCGCACAATGGATAATATGCGTGACTTTTTTACAAAGGAACAAACCCAAATCGGTGGATTCAATCGTAGTAAGAAACGAAGAAATAGTTTGTCGAAAAAAAATAAAAATTGAATATAATGGGCAGATTTATATAATATACAAACAACCTAAATATAGTTTCTATATTATAAATAACAACATGACCGATACACGAAACAAACCGAATTTCGTAGCACGAAAAGATTTTCGTTTGTTCGATTTTCATATATACGATGGAGTACCTACAAATAATGATACTGACGATTCTGGTTCAGACGAAGAGCCGTTCAATAACATATACAATAAAAACAAATATATCGACAAGAATGTGTTTGTTATTCAAATGTTCGGTGTAAATGAAAAAGGCGAGACTTGCTCTCTGTATGTAGAGGACGTCCAACCATTCTTTTATGTGAAAGTAGGCGATAATTGGAATGGACGCGATAAAGATAATTTTGTTGACTTATTACGAGACAAGTTAAGTTATCGATTTAAAAATGGTATTGTAGAATCGTCATTGGTAGATCATCATAAATTATATGGATTCTCTGGTGGAAAGAAGCATAAGTTCATCAAATTAGTATTTCAAAATATGAGCGTTATGAATAAGACAAAAAATTTATGGTATTCTTATGAAGAAAATAGACATACAGGGGAACGTATGCGAAAACGCACAAATCTAATATATAAAAAGGTGGAAATCGAATTATATGAGGGTAATATCCCACCACTGTTGCGTTATTTTCATATTAACAACGTAAGTCCTTCTGGATGGGTCCGTATTTTATTGAAAAATATGGTTCGTCCTAATACCAAACAAACCACTTGTAGCTTTGAATACATATGTTCGTTTAAACATCTCAAGCCTTTGCCCGAGAAAGAAACGCGCGTTCCATACAAAATATGTAGCTATGATATTGAAGCAAGTAGTAGTCACGGTGATTTTCCGGTCCCCATCAAGTCATATAAACGTCTGGCAACAAACATTGTAGACGTTTTCATAAAACAATTTAATTACTTGGACGAGAGTAAAGGAAAACAATTATTAGAACAAACGGTTTTAACAGCATTTAATTATGGTTCGTTCGAAGACATTGATTTGGTTTATCCGAAAGAAACTCCAACGAAGGAAGATGTCAAAACAAAAGTAATCCGGATGTGTAACACGGCACTTCACGATATGGAAGGAGGAAGTAGAGGAAAAGACATTTTATCAATAGAAGATGCGTTTGACCGTGCGAAAGAATTGCAAACACAAGATACAAGTGGAAGTGGTAATAGTGACGAAACCACGTATAACAATCCAGATGAATCATATGTATCTTATACAAAATATAAAAAGAAGTCAAAGACTGATACAAAAAAGACAATTATAGACATACTATTGGACCCAAACTATACTCGCGAAGAAAAGATACAATCTATGAATGAATCATTGACATCAGCGTTTCCACAATTAGAAGGCGATAAAGTAACGTTCATTGGATCCACATTCTTGAAATATGGTGATAAGGAACCCTATTTAAACCATTGCGTTGTATTGGGAACGTGCGATAAGGTATCGGGTGTGGAAATTCAAAGTGTTGATACTGAAAAAGACGTATTGCTTCAATGGAAGGAACTAATACATCGTGAAAATCCTGATATTATGATAGGTTACAATATATTTGGATTTGATTATGAATTTATGTTTCGCCGTGCGCAAGAAACGGGTTGTCAATATGAGTTTCTATGTTTATCTCGAAAAATAAATGAATTATGTGCTACCGTAGATGCGGATAACAATCTGTCAATCGAAAACACGAAAATGCAAATCGCGAGTGGGGAATATGATTTACGATACTTCAAAATGACTGGACGATTACAAATCGATATGTATGCTTACTTCCGGAGAGATTATAACTTGTCGTCTTATAAATTAGACGATGTATCCGGACAATATATTAGCGATAGTATTAAAAAAGTGGTTTGTACGAAAAACGACACATATGGCGATATTACCGAATTATATAGTAAAAATTTAGTAGGATTACATCAAGATGATTATATCCATTTAGAAATTGGAGGGGTCACTGTCGATTACTATAAGAACGGTCAGAAATTCAAAGTAGTCGAAATTATTAAGAACATGGAAGTCATTGACATATCGGATGGAAAAGAAACAATCACTGTATACAATGTAATTATTATTAAGGGACATGAAAATATAGTCAATACAAAGTCTCTTAAATGGGGAACCGCAAAGGATGATGTAACACCACAAGATATATTCAGGTTGGCAAATGGTTCATCCGCAGACCGTGCTATTGTTGCGAAATATTGTATTCAAGATTGTAACCTGGTTCATCATTTGATGAATAAAGTCGATGTAATTACCGGATACACTGAGATGTCCAGTATTTGTAGTGTTCCGATTAACTTCTTAGTCTTTCGCGGACAGGGTATCAAACTTACCAGTTTTGTTGCTAAAAAATGCCGTGAAAAAAACACACTTATGCCCGACTTGGAAAAGACGGGGGATGCGGATGGATATGAAGGCGCAATTGTATTGCCACCAAAATGTTCGATGTATATGGATAATCCGGTAGCGTGTGTTGATTATTCGTCTTTGTATCCATCTTCGATGATTAGTCAAAATTATTCACACGATAGTAAAGTATGGACGAAATCATATGATTTAGATAATAAACTCATTAAAACCACCGGAGAACAAGACAAAGACGGCAATTTCATTTACGATAATCTACCTGATTATGATTATATTGATGTCGAATTCGATACGTATAAATATATAAGTAAAACCCCTACATCGCGGGCAGAAAAAACCAAAGTGGGAAGAATGATATGCCGATGGGCTCAATTACCGGATAATCAAAAATCGATTATGCCCTCTATTCTAGAACAGTTGTTAAAAGCCAGAAAAGATACACGTAATATGATAAAAACGGAAACGGACCCGTTTATGCAAAATATTCTGGATAAACGACAACTTGGATATAAAGTAACCGCAAATTCCCTATATGGACAATGTGGTGCAAGAACTTCTACATTTTACGAAAAGGACGTTGCGGCTTCGACTACTGCTACCGGTCGTCTTATGATTATATATGGCAAGCGTATTATTGAAGAGGTTTATGGTGATTTAATATATGAAACGAAAAATCACGGTTCGGTTCGTTGTAGAGCAGAATATATATATGGTGATACAGATAGTGTGTTCTTTACATTTAATTTGGAAGACCCTGAAACTGGTGAAAAAATACGAGGACAAAAAGCACTTGAATTAACAATCGAAATCGCACAAGACGCAGCAAAAATATGTAGTAATCATTTGAAACCGCCAATGTATCTAGAATATGAAAAAACACTCATGCCATTTATATTGTTGTCAAAGAAACGCTATGTTGGCATGTTATATGAAGACGACCCAACCAAAGGCTATCTTAAATATATGGGGTTATCCATTAAACGTCGGGATTCGTGTGATTACTTGAAAGACGTGTATGGTGAAATTTTGAATCTGTTGATGGAAGAAAATAATATTGGTAGTGCAATCAAATATTTGGATAAGGCCTTGACAGACTTGATTAACGGTAATGTCAGTATGGATAAACTTGCGATTACAAAAGCTCTTCGTGGCGATTACAAAAATCCTCAACAAATTGGTCACCGTGTGTTGGCAGACAGAATCGGGCAACGTGAACCGGGTAATAAACCAAAACCTGGCGATAGAATGAAATTTGTATTTGTTGTAAATGATAATCCAAGAGCACTAATGGGTGAAAAGATAGAAACGCCTGAATATATTGTTGCAAACAACTTACAAATCGATTATACCCATTATATTACGAACCAATTGATGAAGCCCTTACAACAATTATTCGGTCTTGCATTGGAACAAATATGGGGCATGCAGAATAAACGGTCGGCAATCAAAACGTATTTAAAAGAAGTCTCCGCATTGGAAAAAGAATACGGAGATGACCTTGAAACATTTATGAAAAAGAAAGAAAAAATATCAAGTGCCAAGATCAAAGTGTTGTTATTTGACAAAGTATTAGAAAAAATATACAATAAAAAGAACCGTATTCAAACAATAGATAGATTCTTCCGGTAACCGGTAAAATAAATGTATCACTATTATAATATAACTATGCTTTTAGAAAATATTAGTCATTATGGCGATATTCTTGCAATTCCTTTTTTTGCATTATTAGTAATATATTTTCATAAAATTACACGGAAATCACTTCTAGAATACATATTGTTTTTATTTTCTATTGCGGGTTTAGTATTAGATATTGTATACACGTATATCTTCATTCGTCGCGTGTCATAATACCAAAAAATCGAAAAAGACGAATAAACAAAAACAAAAATTGAAATATTTTTTTTTATCTAAAAAAAATATCAAACAAAACAAACGATAATGTCAATCAAATTACCAACTTTATATAATTCTTCCGTAGGGAATGAACCTTCACTAAGAGTGCTTCTTGATTTTTATAATAAGAACCCGTCTATAATTATGCAAAAACCAATGATTAGCACTGTATTGGAAAAATATGAAAGATTTGTACGTTTACATAGTGAAATTGGATCGCATCTTACTTCTTCCTATCATAAACCAAACCATTATTACTTATATGGGAATATGCTAGTTGATATAGAAACACAAGTTACAAACGAACTATTACAGGAATGTATCGAAATCACTCGTAAACGTTACAAAGAACACGGTGGTCCTACTAATTCATTTGAAGCTGCCAGTATGGAAAACACATACAACGAGTTTCTCAAATATATCGAATTGATACAGATGTATTATAGTCACTTAGAAGAGGAGAGTGAAAATAAACGCATTCAATTGCTTCAAACCGAATACGAATCAGTACATGATGAAATTAAATATATGCCAGGAGGATATCTATACCAAAAAGTGGTTAACCTGTGGAATGAACGTAATCAAATGTAAATATCTCTATTGCACATCAAAACAAAAACAAAAACAAAAAACGAAATACAACAAAATTATATTTGATGTATTTTTCTATATTAGATGTCCAATGTAACCGTGTTTTTATCCGATTTGTTTTTTCTACGACTCGACTTGGGCATAGTATTGTTTTGCATATCCTTCAATGACGAAATCGATATTACAGAACTGTCATCAGTGGTAGTATCCTTTTGTTCGCGAATATCTACATTACGTGTCTTCAACCCAGACAATATATTATCTATATCCGTATTTTGGGGACCTCTCATTTCCTGTCGTTGTGCGGGTGGTTGAGAAGGAGTGCGAATTGACTGTTGTTGTTGATTGATATCATAACCACCATTCATATCTACACCTTGTTCGCGAAACATGGTGCTATTGCCTCTACCAGCGTTTATATCAGGACGATTTCCGGGTCTTTCTTGTGGGGGCATTTCCTTTGTCTTCATGGATGCAGGAGGAGGAGGTCCGCGAGGTCTATTTGCGGTTTCTTCCATTAAATTATTAGCCATCGCAAATCCAGGTGACGTTTCGCTCATGCTATTTACGGTAGCATTTGTAAACATTTTCATTAATTCAGGACTTTGTTTTATAACATCATTGAACGCGGGAGTAGCGGACGATAGTGCTTTGTTTGAGAAATTCAATACTGCGCCACTAAAACCTATACGTAATAATAGTGACAGTTCAGGGGCCAACTTTCCACCCTTGTATTTGTCGTGTAATTCAGAAAAGATTTCTTCATAACTATCCAAGTCTTCATTGATCTGTTCTCCCCAACCATCCAAATTTAAATCAAATGGATTAAATACCGTATTTGCGTATTCAAGGGAGTTAATCATTGTCATAAACCACCATCCTTGTAGTTTCACACTGTCCTTTGTGCGTTTATCTTCTAATGCGGTTTCATACTCGTCTTCGACTTCATCGTAATTCGATTCAATATCAAATCTGGAACTATGTTTGATAAGTCCTTTTTCGTGCCATTCATCTAGTTTCTTAAGCATACCGCGTTTCTTTCTCCTTTTTTCACGGTCAGATAAGGTGCTCGATTTCGTTTCTTTTTCTAATGGTATTTCATTCATTTTGGAAAATCCATCCCACGTAGTCGTATTACCTACACTTTCCCGTGTTGCTTGACCTATATTCGAATCGCTTGGTTCATCGTAATCCAGTTTGATTGGTGCGCTTTCATCGCGTTGAGAATCCGAATTGAATCCGAATAAATTGGAAGCCATATTAGTAAACGTCTTACTTTCACCATTGCCACCCGTATTACCAGAAAGATTGTTTAATTCATTTTCCATATTGTCCAATTCTCCTAAATTCAGGTCAATCTTGTTCGACGAAACATTTTTATCATTCATTAATAATTCAATACCTGATCCAAAATTAGATGTAGGTGTGTCGGGAATATCATCTAATGAACCTAAATCAATAATTTCCATTCTTCTACTATGATATTCATACAAGTTTTATTTTTAAATCCTCCGCACATATTATTATATTTTTCTGTCGTAATGCCCATATACCTTGTAAAAAGGAATCTGCTAAATCGTCTTTTTTCTTAGTATTTAATGTTTCTATCCATTCATTCAAATTATCGTTTTGTTCTAACAATTTTAATGAATAATATACCCCATTTTTCTTGTTTTCTTTGTAGTTTTTATTTGTTATTTCTTCTGTTTGATTAGGTTCTCTCTTTTCTATTTTATGAAATGAAAATTGTTTCAGTTTGTTTGATGAGGAAATAAAACTGATGTCGGTATCCGGATTATTCATTATAAAATATTGTGCAAGCATTCCTTGTATTGTCTTCATACGATTTGCGATGGGTGATATTTGGTTCTCTATCACTACCCAATCAAGTTCATTTACTTCTGGTATTTCGTCCAATCTACGTTTCATGTTTCGTCCAATGTCGATTAAATCAATCTCACTTGCCTTCTTTTTTTTTCCAATAGTGATTTCATCAAAACATACCTTATCGAAATGTTCGGTAATCATTTTCAATACATCTTTTTTCAAACGTTTATCAGTTGTAGTATCATCAATTATAAAATGTTGCATTGCGATAGTGTTTAAATCCACAAGTTTATTTTTATTCAATTGAGAACCTTGATATTTCTTAGGACGAATTATATACTGGTTAGTCTCTTTTGCGTGTTTATCACAATAATATTTACCATTTTTACCATATTTTGCCTTTTTAGTACACGGTTTTTGAATATTCTTTTTTGTTTTAAGAACATTAATACAACTACATATTGGCGGTTCTACCACATTTTCTTCCATTAAATTGAGAACATCCCATTTTAATATTTTGCAAGTGTCAGAGCACTCAAAAATACAATACGCCATGTTTTTTATCCCTACATCAAAACTAATAACCTTCATGATATTACAATATACACACTATACAATCAAAAGCGTATATTGTTTGTTAGTCTAATTACTTATCTCATGTTTCAAGTCTGCAATATCTTCCTGGTATGTTAGTCCTAAACACTTACTCTGTGAGATTTTACATAATATTTCATTATCAACTATATTTACATACTCGTTCAAAAAATTCGGTAACAACATTTCTTTTGTTTTATGTTCGGCATGTTCGGTTATAAATAGAGATACGCGTTCATACATAAATTGTAACATTTCTGGTTGGAACTTAAATAAGTTCATTGATACAACTGTATTTTCCAGGTCGCAATCACCGAAATCACATTTCATTATCCCCAGTCGTTCTTCGATATGTTTTATTTCATTATGTAATCCGATTTTCACTATACCACGGTTTACTTCTCCTTTATTTGGCATTGCGTTCTTCAATTGAAACCCTACCATCCAATTTGAATTATCACTTGGAATACAAGTAAAAGATTCTTCTCCATATAAATCATCGCTATTACACAATATAAACTCTTTGTCAATGGTTAAATATAAACTCGCTACTGCGTCAGCAGTGCCCCACGGTTTTTTTCTATAAGTTGGAATGATTTGAAAACTATAGCTTATTGGTATACCGCGGTAGGTCTTACCTAAATATTCTAAAATGCCACCATATGTATATTCACTCACTAAAAAATGTATTTTTTCAATATCATTACGTGTAAGTGCTTGTTGCAATGAGATATCTATCAGTCGCTCATCATTTTTTCCTACTTTCGCAAGCATTTTGGGCGTTCCACCAAACCGACTTGATATACCTGCGGCAATATATACTAAATACATAATACTAATGATTCTTATTATGTGTTTATGTTTATTTTCGAACATTTACAGTTCCTTTGTTACAATTATCGGGGCAACCTTACGTTTTTCCAATTCCTCACGAGTAAGATACATATTTTTCAAATCGCTTGTAGCGTGACCGAATGGCTTAGTATTATCGTTCGCAGAATTATATGTATGAGGAGCATTTACGTTGTATTTTACTTCGTTTGTTTGGATACTAGGAATATCAATAGGACGTTTATAATAACCGGCATCTGTTGACGATTCGCGGAAATTATATTCCATAATCTCCTTTGCGTTATGAGTCAAATATTTGCGATATTCCCAATTGCTTTTTATGCCATTACTTTCTATTAAGTCTTGGTTTATAGATGCCTCGGGTTGCCAAGTTGCAGTAATCGCACGACCATCACTCATTAAAGGTGGAAACTCGGGATATTTGTTGTTTGTATTATAGCCTCTCTTTGACATCGGGACGGTTTCTTTTATAACAGGATATGCACAATCTAAATTAGAGAACATTATACTATACTAAATCTATATTATAATATGTTATTTTTTCTAGCGTCTTTCTAATATCTCAATTAACTCGGTCTTTTTCAGTTTACTCGGGTCGTTATTTAATTCAAGAGATACAATTAATTTACGTAACGAGGTAAGAGTCATTTTATTATAGTCTTCTACTTGGGCGATCTTATCTACTACAATTGGTTCAATATTAATATTCACTACTGGTACAACATCAATGTCTTCGTTGGAAGAATAACCTTCTTCATTCATAGGTTCAATAATATTTATTTCGTCGAGTTTCATGTTGTCTACATCTACAGTTACTATTTTAACACTACTACCATCTATTTTGTTTTTATCATCACCGTCCTCATCATCGCTATCATCATCGCTATCATCATCGCTATCATCACTATCATCGCTATCATCACTATCATCACTATCATCACTATCAGAAACAATCAGTTTATCGGTAATATTATATTGAATATTTGGGTCGGCTAAATTCATACTATCGGAACCAGGAACATTCAGATGTTCTGCTGGAACATATATTTGTCTTCTGATAGTGGTTATTTCAGATACTACATTATTAACTATTTCAAACATAGTTTCTGTTTTTTGTTCTAAACTTGTAAATCTTTGTTTAAAATGATATACTAACAACAAAATTAAGACAAATGTCACCGCCAAACTAATAAAGAAAAAAGTTTCAATCATATTTAACATTCGTATTTATACTACTCTTTCAAATAAATATTTGAAAGCAAACGAACACGATAATTTTTTATCTTGTAATACTATATTAATATACTATGGAAAATAATCTTCCTAAAACAGATATATTAAATAATGTTAACATTGATATTTCCAACAATTATAAAAACATACTCATTTTGTTTCTGGGTGTGGTGGTTGTATTCTCACTTTTAGGGATAAACATACTACAAATTATTGTAAATGTAATTAATTCCTTCATTAATATTTTCAAACCGGTTATTATTCAAATTTTGTCTATTCTGGGATTTACTACTGGAACTGTATTAAAAACTACTGCAGGAGTTGCTACCGAAGCTACGAAATTAGGCGTAGAGATTGCGGGTGGGACAGTTCAATCGGTAGGAACTATATTACAAGACGTCAGTAAAAGTGGAACAAATATGAACCAATCTGGTATAAATTGGAACACTCCATCGTTAGATATTTCAGATAGTACAATACAAAAACCGATTACATCTTCCAAAGCAGGATGGTGTTTATCGGGAGAATATCAAGGTAGACGTTCTTGTGTAGAGGTAGATGATATAGGCAAATGTATGTCAGGACAAGTTTTTCCTACACAACAACTATGTTTGAACCCGACCTTATCATCGAATATGTAATTCATATTTGTTTGTAACAAATATGAGTGTAAAAAATAATATCTATACCATATCACTAAAATAAAATGGTTCATATGATGCTGTATTGGGAATAGAAGATATTGTCATACCATTCTGGGTTGTTGAATCATTTAATGTGTTAAATATGACACCATATGTTAAATCATATAATGATTCAAAATCACCAGTATTATCAAAAATTGTGTTCACCTTGAAATTCGCAGTAAAATCATAAATGAATCCGCTTTCAGTTGATAGTTCCACATTCTTCACGTGCAGAACACCGATAAATATACTGCCACTAATGTCTATATCATTTGGGGTTACATTAAATTTCATTACTCTGGATACGTTGTTATCCCCAGACGTATAACTTATATCTGGGGATATTGGTATGGTATCTGTATCAAATTTTACAGAAGGCGAATAAGACCCGATGTTAACTAACTCGATTTGCAAATCAGCAAAATTTACATTTGTACGCGTCGCCTCAGTCCTTTTTCCCGATAAAAAAAGTGAGATTGGAACTTTATATTCATACTTAAGTAAATTAGTATCAATGCGTTCAGTTAAATAAAGAGAATGTGAAGTATTGTCTGTATTATTATTCATTATAATATTTTCCTCTACATTTAGTCTCCATTTATCCGTTTGATTTAAATAATTATTTCCATATGCTGCTGTGTTTTTGTTATAATTATATAATGGAACACTTGGGTCGTTGTATAAATTGATTACTGGTCCCGGGACATCACTCGACGAAGATGGTGTATTGATTATACCACAATTTGTCGTATCCGCCCTACTGGGAACGCGCACAACATCTTTTACAACAAAAGATATATCCAAATACGGGTCATATTCTTCACGTATTGTTTCAGTTAAATCATATGTGAGTGTTTCTCTTTGATATCTCCCACTTGAATATAACGAAAACAACTGCGCCCGCGTTAAGTTATTTCCAAGAGAACTGGACGTATTACCCTTGTATTTCAATATTTCGGTTTTTCGTCGCATATCTAAATCGAATTTTGTATATTGATTACTCAAATAAGGACTTGTATCTAATATAGTATATCTATCTGGTTCAACCAAAAATTCGGCATTCGCGCGTTTACGAAAACGACATATTTTATCTAAGTCTATCTTTATATTTGCCATAAAAATAAATAATCTTATAATTTGATTATATATTTTTCTCTAATAGTTAGCAGAATACCACATATTTGATAAATATTTGACATCTCCACTCGAATATGACCCTTCTGCTACTGATAAATTTGGACCGGCATTGACAACAGCGGTTATTTCAAATACATTTAATGCTCTACTATAATATCGCAAATTGGATAATTTACCAATAAATCCACCATTTTGTGCAACATATACATCACCAAAATTCTGTTTTGGCGTATTATTAAATACTCTTCTTTCTGCGACAACACCATTGACATAAATATCAAGTATTTTGTTTTGTAGACGCAATGCTACGTGAACCCATTTCTTCATAGGAATATTTGGAATATCGATTTCTACATTTTCACTGGATGAAACAGAATTGTATAAAACACGGAGAGTGTTCTCCTTTGGTTTTAAATATACTCCCGGAGCATTATTTATAGTTGCCAAATTGGTAGTTGTATCAAAGTTTCCATCACCTTTGCTGAAAATATGCTGATATTTACCATCTTCGGTATTCAAATCATTTATATACAACCACGAAGACCACGTAAATTCTATACCAGTCGATTCGTCATTTGACCTAAAGATAGGTTTTGATTCAGTCTGACCAGGATCCTGGGTTATGATTTTAGAAAAATTTCCGTCAATCATACCTTTTATTAAATATGGGTTTTGTGACGGTGAAAATAAATAACCAAGCAAGGAAACTCCTAAATTCATTAAAACAAGACAAATAAAGAGAATTAGAATAATAAATGCGAATTTTGCGATGATTGTATTAGACTCTAAAAACCCGGACGATTGTTCTACACCGGTTTCTGCCGCTTTTGAAAAAGAATCCATTGTTTTCGATAGATTTTCTTGTGCGTTTCCCAAAGTGTCTGTTATCTGGTTCATATTTGGAATTGCAGGTATATATTGGTTCGGTATACCTCCTGATGGCGGTTGTTGCATAGCGTTCATAATATTATATACTATAACAGAATATAATATTCGTCTTTGTTACATTAGTGAAAATTTAGTTTGTTCGATATTTCCTTTTAATACCGAAACATCAATACCATAAGAAGCCAAACTGCTCATTGTGCTTTCTTTACCATTTCCTTCGCTATAATAATCCCAAGCTTCTGTAGGGTCAATTGGTTGCGTCCATCTTTTGAGTTCTCTTACATACATGTCTATGCCTGGACCACCAAGTTGAAGTTTGGAACTCTTATCGGGAAGATTCCGTTTAATATCATTTACTTTATGTGACTTCAATAATTTTCCGTCTATGTATATATCAATAATATCATTATCAACACTTACAATAATGCACGACCATTTCTGTATAGGGAAATTAGTTGTAATTACTACATCTTCATTACCATTATTGGTTTCTACTAACAACTTCATTGTAGGACTTGTCTCATCTAAATATAATTCGATATTCTTTGTAATACTACCCGATACAGGTGTATATTCGCGTTTATATATAGTTTTTCGCACACCAGTATTCCAAGAATTTACAAAAAGCCAACAACCGAAACTATAACGTGTGTTTGTAGGTTTGTCTATTTCGATTGGATTTTGCGATTCATTTAAATTTGCTTCTGTAACTATTTTGATTGAACTGTCCGAAAAGAAAGCATACAATAAATATATCAATATTAAAATAACCACAATAAGAATAATTGTTGTAGTTTCCATTCTATACATTACTCTAATAAATTATTTTCATCTAATTGTTTCTTTTTCTGGATCACATTATATGATGTCACGATATCATTTTTAGTTCTTGGTGAATTATAGAAACGAACATCTTTGATACTTCCATCTAAACCTTTTTTATCACCCAACTTAATTAAATTTGTTGGATTAATATCTGGTAGTTTTTGTATAGTATCAAACATATATGTATATACTAATTCACCATTTACAAATAAATCTGCTTGTGTAGATGTATAATTAAAAACCAGTTGGTTCCATTTTTGTGTCTGTAAATCGATATCATAGCTTTTATTGATTGCGTTCTCGTTATTTGTAAAATATATACGAATATTTTTTTTGTTATCATTATTATCTTTGTTTATATATGTTATTTTTGGGATACCGTCCCCGAAACTAAATATATTTGTTTCTCCCGAATACGCAATATTATTTGATGAATGCGCGTTATAATAAAACCATAATGAGATACTATAATTTCGTTGGTTTTTACCACTATCGTACGATACTTGGTCAAGAGTATTATTTCGCGTTTGTTTTGATAATGGGTTTAAATAATCTAAGTTGTCTAATATTTTACTTACTACACTTTTTGTAATCTGTGATGTCGATTGTCCGAATTGCGCACCAGTTTGTGCTGTCGATTGACCTATTTGCGTTCCGGTTTGTGCGGTCGATTGTCCGAATTGCGTTCCGGTTTGTGCTGTCGATTGACCTATTTGCGTTCCAGTTTGTGCGGTCGATTGTCCGAATTGCGTTCCGGTTTGTGCTGTCGATTGTCCGAATTGCGTTCCAGTTTGTGATGACGATTGTCCGAATTGCGCTCCAGTTTGTGCGGTCGATTGTCCGAATTGCGTTCCAGTTTGTGCTGTCGATTGTCCGAATTGCGTTCCGGTTTGTGCGGTCGATTGACCTATTTGCGTTCCAGTTTGTGCGGTCGATTGACCTATTTGCGTTCCAGTTTGTGCGGTCGATTGACCTATTTGCGTTCCAGTTTGTGCGGTCGATTGACCTATTTGCGTTCCAGTTTGTGCGGTCGATTGTCCGAATTGCGTTCCAGTTTGTGCGGTCGATTGACCCATTTGCGTTCCAGTTTGTGCGGTCGATTGTCCGAATTGCGTTCCGGTTTGTGCTGTCGATTGTCCGAATTGCGTTCCGGTTTGTGCTGTCGATTGACCTATTTGCGTTCCAGTTTGTGCGGTCGATTGTCCGAATTGCGTTCCAGTTTGTGCGGTCGATTGACCTATTTGCGTTCCAGTTTGTGCGGTCGATTGTCCGAATTGCGTTCCGGTTTGTCCTATGTCACCTTGTATATCACTATTCGTTTGTCCTATGTCACCTTGTATATCACTATTCGTTTGTCCCATGTCACCTTGTATATCACTATTCGTTTGTGTAACATACGTTTCTATAAAATTACTAAACAATGCGTTCGCGTTTATACCAGAACGCAAATCTTGTTCGGAAGTTGTTGTAGAAAACCCCTCTTTCATTGGTGTTCCCGCTATAAATTCACGAGTTAATGATACCGGTTTATTAATTATTAATGCGCTTCCATCAGACAATACGTGCAATGCGTTATCTATATTATATTTCACGTGTAAAGGGTCACTTTCGATTTTATTATCTGTATTCACCATTACAAATTTGTTGATAAACGCAGGAACACTTATATACAATATGATTAATAATATTTGTGTTATGAATAAATAATATATAACATTAGTTGTTGAATTCATTTCACTTTTAAGATATTGGAAATAATCTAAAACCATACACGGTATAAAAAATATCAAATTAATGATAAAACCGGGAAGACCTTCTTTATAACGAATACTATTGACAAATAAATAGAAAAATATTGCTAAACTTATAATCAATATCAATAATAATATTGGTACTAAGAATATCGCAATGTAACTTGCTACACCGGGTTCATTCGCTATATAAAAATATATTGAAACGCCCAATATACAGAAAAAGAGAATACTATTTATCATCATATTTGTTCCCTTTGTCAATAATTGAAGGTAGTTTATACTTGTATATGAGGTCAACACAGACACGCCAATTATAAAAATACTCCCTAAAAATACGGTTACGTTTGAAATTCTACTATTATTAGAAAAATATAATAAACCAAATATGATTAATACAAATATAAATGAAATTCCGTATTTCAACATACAAGTTGTATCATTGAAACATGTTGTTATCCGTTCCAGAAACGATTGATTATCCATTTATATTATTTATTTGTTATACATTTACAAGATAAATTTGTATAACAAAATAACGCACTCACTTTTACAGATTCTCCATTGCTGTTTTTTTACCGTGACATTCCCTACACAATGCGAGTAAATTATCTACGTGATTACTTCCACCGTGTTCCAATCTGACAGTATGGTCCACTTCAAACCACGCGGATAACTGATTTTGACAATCACCACATTTCCAATCTTGACGAGCCGCAACAAACTTCTTCTTGGTTTCACTAACAGAACGTTTAGTTGTTTTTGTGCCTGAATTTAAAATACGCGTTTCCTGAGGTTCGTGTGCTGGAAACATAGGAATAATTGGATGTTGGGCGTCGCTGCTATTAAAGTTTTGCTTGGTTGTGAAATCTAAAATAGGTGATATCATACTGGTAGTATTTTTATCTACTGGTAGATATTTTATATATTCATTTGTAGTAGTTACAATCTCACGTGCTCGTAAGGGATTCTTCTTTATTAATAAACATACCATGAGGGCAACAAATCCTACACCAGCCATTTGGTAATATTTCTTTCCAGATTGTAACAATTTCATATACTTGCCTTCTGTATATATATTCGCAATGACAAATCCTGCCAATAATAATATTACTATTTCTATACGCATATTCTTACAATATACATATACATTTCTGCTATTCGTAGTATACATAAATTAAAAAGATACACAAGAATATTAGTAGCGCGTGTATATAATGTTTATGTAAATTGACTCGTTCATGTAGATAAATCGGTTTTGGTTTGTATTGTTCTCTATACATATCTAATGCTTTTTGTAATGTTACCTCTTCTTTGCCTAACATAACATTCATTTTGTTGTGAATAAAATGAACCCATCTTACAAATGAATCGCGATTGTCTAAATAAGGCGACACTGGGTATTTATCCAATAACTCGCTAAATTTATTCCCCATATCTTCAACTGGTATAAACAATGGAATGTTCTGTATTAAATCATAATATTTTCGTTTAGTAACTTCATTTGGTGTATTTGGATAGCTTTCGGATACTGTATGAAGAAAAAACCAATATTGTGGACCCCATACTTCCGGATTAAATATCATGAATAACCTATATAGAGTTATACTCACAATAATAATGTAGAATGACCGATAATTATTGTAATAATTGCGGAAAACAAGGACATAATTATAATCAATGTAAATTACCTATAACCAGTTTTGGTATTATTACGTTTCGTCATAATCAAAATACACGAAAAATCGAGTATTTGACTATTCGGCGAAAAGATACTCTTGGTTTCATTGATTTTATGCGCGGTAAGTATTCAATAAATAATCGTAATTATATATTAAATATGATTAAACAGATGACAAACGATGAAAAACATAGACTACTCACTGATACATTCGAAAAACTATGGCGTGATGTATGGGGATTCGCTCACGTTTCGAACCAGTATAAAAGCGAAGAAACCTCTTCTAAACATAAATTTATTTATCTGCGCGATAATACTGAAAGTTTCACACTTGCTGACATAATCAATGAAAGTAATAATTATGATTGTTGGACTGAACCCGAATGGGGATTTCCAAAAGGCAGACGAAATTACCTGGAAAGTGATATTGATTGTTCTATACGCGAATTTACAGAAGAAACCGGTGTAAACGTTAATGATATCAATATTATTACAAATATATTTCCGTTCGAAGAGATTTTTACAGGTTCAAATTATAAATCATATAAACATAAATATTATCTTGCGAATATCAACTATTATGATGAAAACACAAATAGCAATTTTGAAAAATCAGAAGTGAGTAAAGTATCGTGGAAAACATTTACAGAGTTAAATCAGGTTTTTCGTCCTTATAATTTAGAAAAAAAAAGTATGTTGTTGAATATACATTCAATGTTGTCGAATAATTATATTATGAATGTATTATAAGATTCAAAAAAATATAGACATATAATAAGTAATTAATACATGTCTAACCGAACTAAGAAAGACCAAGATGTATCACCTAATAAAACTAAAAAAAAAATACCTTTGATAAAAAAAGATACTGCCTTGATTAATAATATATTACATATCCAACCCGAGGATATTACTATTGAAACACCTAATCCGGTCGCACAGGAAATACGCAATTATATTTTAGGACCAAATGTGACAGAACCTCAAGTAGAACATAAAGAGGAAAATCATTCTAAACTGAAACGTTGTCCTAATGGTGAAAGAAGAAACATAAAAACTAAACTATGTGAACCGAACAAAAAAACGAAGGTTAAATTAGAACCTGAACCAGAACCTGAACCTGAACCTGAACCTGAACCTGAATCAGACATCGATTTGGAATCAGGTTCAGACATCGATTTGGAATCAGGTTCAGACATCGATTTGGAATCAGAATCAGAATCAGAATCAGACATCGATTTGGAATCAGAATCAGAACCTGAATCAGAAAATACGTATAATGTAACCCTTACACCGGAACAACAAAATTTACAAAATCAGTTAGAAACCGCACCAACCGATAATAATGATGAAACACATAATCGGTTTCTCCAACATAAAGAAGAATTAGAACGAGAATTTAAAAATGACCTAATTGACAATGATTTCTTATATCCAGAATTAAACGACCCGAATTTCAATATAAAAATTGCAAAACATAAAGAATTTTTCGATACAAAGATGGAAACTGAATTATTTGATATCGAGAAACAAGCAGATATTATGTGTAAAGCAGATTTTGAACTATTACCACATCAGATGTTTGTAAAAAACTTTTTATCATTACAGACACCATACAATTCATTGCTTTTATATCACGGATTAGGAACAGGAAAAACATGCAGTGCTATCGGCATTTCCGAAGAAATGCGACAATTTATGAAACAAATCGATATGTCACAAAAAATTATAATTGTAGCAAGTCCAAACGTTCAAAAAAATTTCAGGTTGCAATTGTTTGACGAACGTAAATTGGTCAAAAATGGTGAAACATGGGACTTAAATACGTGTGTAGGTAATAATCTATTGAGTGAGATTAATCCTACTGAAATAAAAAATATACCCAGAGAAAGGGTTATTTCTCAAATCAATTCCATTATAAAACAATATTATTCGTTTGTTGGATATACCGAGTTAGCAAACTTCATAAAGAAAAAAATCGATATTGCATCGTATAATGAATATACCCCAGAAAAAAGGAAACAAATTCTTGTTCGTAAAATACAAAAAGTATTCAATAATCGATTAATTATTATTGATGAAGTGCATAATATACGTCCAACAGATGATAATCAAGAAAAGAAAAAAACAGCCAATTTGTTGATGAAGGTATGTAAACACGCTTCCAATACCCGATTGGTTTTATTATCAGCGACGCCTTTGTATAATCATTATAAAGAGATTGTATGGTTAACAAATTTAATGAATATTAATGATAATAGAAGCACGATTGTCGCGAGTGATGTATTCGATAAAAATGGCGAACTATTAGATAGTGGCAGAGAATTATTACAACGTAAATTAACCGGATATATATCATTTGTTCGTGGAGAAAACCCATATACCTTCCCATATAGAATATATCCCAGTGAATTTTCACCAGAGAACATATTAGATATTGAAAAATACCCCAAAAAACAGATGAATAATCAAGATATTGTTACACCTATACAACACTTACCTTTGTATATGAATAATGTGAATGAGTATCAAAAAAATGGTTATGATATGGTAATTGCTTTCCTACGAGAACGAACAAATACAGTGACAACCAAATATGGGAAAATACGAGAACTACCATCATTTGAAAATATGGAATCGTTTGGTTATTCTTATCTTGAAAAACCACTTCAGGCACTCGATATTGTGTATCCATCACCCGATTTGGATGAGTATATTTTAAACTCGTCAGAAGGAAGAAAGAAAGTGGATGTGGAAACCCTTATATTAAACACAGTTGGTAAGAATGGTTTGTCTAATATTATGACAAGCACTACTACTCCACTTTCGCGTCATAATTTTGATTATAAACCGGAATTTCTTACAAAATATGGTCGCATTTTTTCACAAAAAGAAATACATAAATATAGTGCCAAAATTTCATCGGTATGCAAGAGCATTTTACAGTCAACCGGTATTATTTTGGTATATTCTCAATATATTGACGGTGGAATTGTTCCAATGGCTCTTGCACTTGAAGAAATGGGATTTTCTCGTTACGGTGCTTCTTCTCAAAGCAGAAATTTATTGAAATCTAATAAGAATATTGACCCAATTGACGCACTTACAATGAAAACCAATGAGGAATTAAGTAAACATAATCCAAACACAACGTTTAAACAAGCGAAATATGTTATGATATCGGGTAATAAAAAATTTTCACCTGACAATTTAAAAGATATTAAATATATTACCAACCCAGACAATAAAGACGGCAACAATGTAAAGGTAGTTCTTATTACAAAAGCAGCGGCAGAAGGACTTGACTTCAAAAATATTCGCCAAGTTCATATACTTGAACCTTGGTATAATATGAACCGCCAAGAACAAATTATAGGCAGAGGTGTTCGTAATTTAAGTCATTGTAACCTTCCATTTCAACAAAGAAATGTAGAAATATATTTACATTCTTCTAATCTTGGCACAGAAGAAGAATCTGCCGACTTATATGTATATCGGTTTGCAGAAAAAAAGGCGAAATTGATTGGCAATATAACCCAGGTTCTCAAAGAAATTGCGGTTGATTGTCTTCTTAATATCGGTCAAACTAATTTTACGGTTGACAAAATAATGGAACTGTCACAAAATAAATCGTTCAATATGTCTTTTTCTAGTAAAAAAGATGAATTGATAGAATATTCTATTGGAGACAAGGATTTTTCTAGTGTATGTGACTATCAAGAATGCAATACAAATTTTACGTGTTCCCCGCATCAAGATTTAACAGAAACTGATGTTATAAAACATACATACACAGAGGATTATGCTATTATTAACTATTCTGTAATTGTCAAACGAATACGCAGTTTGTTTAAAGAACAAAACTTTTATACACGAGATACGTTAATACGTTCTATCAATATATTACGCACGTATCCAGACGAACAAATCGATTTTGCTATCACACGATTTATTGATAATAAACAAGAAACGATTGTTGATAAATATGGTAGGTCTGGATATCTTATTAATAAAGACGATCTTTATATTTTTCAACCATTAGAAATAACAGATACTCGGGCATCTTTATACGAACGCACTGTCCCAATTCATTATAAACACGAATCACTCTCTCTGAATTTACCTGAGCCAGAAAAAGAACGAGATGAACTTTTGGATACCACTGTAATAGACGTACCATACAATGACATATTTAATACGATCGAGGCGAATCACCGCGAATTTCAAGCAAAAAAGGACTTTGTATACGTAGTCAAACCAACACAAATCAAACAAAACCAAAACAAAAACAAACCAAAAATTAACAAACAAGATACGTGGTACGGATTATTTGGTTATATCTATCATTTTATTAAGGAACGGTTCTCTATACCAGACAATATACTTTTACAATATTGTATTTTTCATAATATTGATACGTTAAATATTGAAAATAAACTTACATTGATTAAGGAACTATATTCACGTTCGCCAAACAATACGAATAATGAACTTGAAAATATTATTAAACAATATTTCGATAAAAAAACGTTTTATTTTAATGGTTCTAAAAGCATCATTATTGGACCAACTTACGAGAACCTATTTGTTATTTACTGTCAAGACAAATCGCATACAAATATATGGAAGCAACTAGAAGATATTGATATTCAACCGATAAAAGACGAGCTTAAACTATATATCGATGATGCTAAAATGTCCAACAAAGTCTGTAATATAATCGGGTTTATGTGGTTAGATACAAAAAAAAAACTTATTAAATTCAAAACAAGAGAACTTGACAGTTTAAATAAAAAAAAAATTAATATTAAAGGTTCGTATTGCGAAACAATTGGAAGAAGTGATATTATTTTGAGATTAAACCAGCAAATTCTTGATATAGATACACCGAGTTCTCCGTATAAGAGTATAATCGAGATTACAGAAAAAGAAAAGGATAATATTCATTTCAAACTTGATACAACCCAAGAAGTCGACAAAATGCCACGTGAGATATATTGTGTCATAACTGAAATATTATTACGTAAATTCGATGATGACAAAAAGGATAACAAACGATGGTTTTACGATTCGATTGAATGTACTATTATTAACATGATGGGATATAAACCCAACTGCAAACAAAAACCATTATCAACATAATTGAATGTAAACCCAACCACACGCAAAAATTGAAATAACTTGTTTCATAAAATATATAAACAATTTATTATATTATTATATCATAGAATATTATAATCATGAATAATCCCAAAACACTAACACAACAACGCAAGGTGTATGGTGTATATATTACTGAGATGTTAGAACGGAAGGTTACATTAAATATTACTGAAGTGGGTAAAAATATCAAGCAGAATTTAGAGCGTAAAATTTCAAAACAAACTGAAGGGAAGTGTATTTCTTCAGGATTTATACGCCCAGGTTCTGTTCGTATTCTTAGTTATTCATCTGGTTCAGTCGCAGGGGATTTGGTCCATTTTCAAACAATATTTGAATGTATGGTTTGTCATCCAGTAGAAGGTATGATAATCGAATGTGATGTAAAAACTGTTACGAAAGCAGGGATTCACGCAGAGGTAATAGACGATGCGGGATTTATCCCTCTCACCATATTTGTTGCAAGGGACCATCACATTAGTGACACGCAATTCGCAAAAATTAAGGAAAATGCCAAAATAACCGTTAATGTCATAGGTGTACGTTTTGAACTAAATGACCCCTATATTTCAGTTATAGCAAAACTGAAACGTTCTAATGAAAACTACAATCAAACCAAACCCATTACCATTATGAATGAGTAAATTATTACATATGTAACTACACCGAAGTAGTTACATATTGTCAGAAATCGATTATTCTAATTTGTCAAAAAACGAAACAATGTCATGCAACCTAAACTAAATAACACGGCATGAACAATAAACATTCCCTTGTTCAATAAGATCCATCGCGAAATATCCATCTCTTTTTCTTTTTCTTTGAATGAATGTAAATCATTGAATATGTATGTATTCAAAAGAAACGATATACATAACACAATTAGAGAACAAAATATAAGAATCACATTGTAATGTGCGTTTTTGTCTCTATAATATCTACTATAACCCAACATCGCAAGAGAAACCGTTGTGTATAACCCTACATTACGAAACGAAGTTTGAAAATACATCGTCATTTCTTTTTCTAATTTACTCAATTCCATTTACACTATGCGAAGATTATTTTTCATCGGTCGGTGTAATATGTTGATTGAATTTGACCAATTTATCTTGAACTAATCGTATCTCTGTGAAAATACGATAAATGAGAACATCGCTTGTTTCATCTGTTTCAGTTGGGCTTGTGTTATTGAGTGGAGCTGGTGGTAATATTTTGTATAAATAAAAAATATAGAGTAATCCTATCAAAAAACGGTTATTATAATAGTTATGACATTTGATAAATAGCTCTTCCGCGTCTTCGTTCGACCGGTTTTTATCTGGATGACACTTTAATACGATCTTCTTATAACATTTTTTTATATATTTCTCAATAATCGGGTCCGTACATTCTTTTGGTTTTGTTTCTGTTCCTATATCTGTTTCTTTATCTGTTTTGGTTTCTTTATCTGTCTTGGTTTCCGTATGAGTTATTTCTTCTTCTTCTTTTTTTTCTGGATTAGGCGCGGGCTCATTTTTTTTAATATTTTCAAACAAAAAAGAGAAGAAATCATCGCCTTTTGTATATCTATCATCGCCACTATAAGAATTATTGTCTAATATTTTCTCATAATGGTCCATAATTTCATATATTTTGTAAAATATATTTGTTGATTCTTCTATCTTGCCCATCTTATACATCTTTGAGATTTTAAATGCATAAAATACGAGCAAAACATATTAAGCACGCATTTGCAACTGATGATATAATATAATATAATCATAATGTATATGACTATTATCAAAAAAACAGTAAATAAACAAGGATTAACAACATATGTAGTTGGTAAAAACATCACAGACAAAGAAGCCGAAGATAAACTGTTGAATAAATTTGTGCAACCTTCTATGATTGATAATATAATAAAGGAAGACGCGGATGTCTATACCGAAGATGGAAAATTGCTAGCACGGTTTAGAAAAAACATACTACCAAAAACGCATACCCAAGCATTTTATGATAATGTAATCAAGTTTGCATTAACGCCATCTAGTAATCGCGGGAGTGCCACAGGAAGTAACACTAAAAATGTCTGGAATAATCCTAAAATAATGACGAATATATTTGGTTTTTTCGATAGGTTCTCACCATCACAGAAGATAATTATTAAGAACAAAGGAATTAAACAACCATTGGAAGTGCGAGATTGTCGTTTCAATCGTGATTTCCCTGACCTATACAAAGAAACATTGCCTTTGATACATGATATAGATAAATTATATAAAAAATATGCGCCCGAACATTACAAAAAACAAAAAGCAAAGGCTAGACAAACGCCTTTTATTATACCAAATACTTCTTTTACTACCATAACAACGAATGTAAATTTTAGAACATCTATACACACAGATAAAGGGGACGATATCGAAGGATTTGGTAATCTAGTGGTAATAGAAAATGGCAAATATAAAGGTGCTGAAACTTGTTTTCCACAATATGGTATTGGTGTAGATGCACGAACTGGAGATGCATTATTCATGGATGTTCATGAATTACACGGCAATCTTCCAATGATTCCTATCGACAAAGATGCACGTCGTCTGTCTATTGTGTGTTATTTGCGAAATAATGTATGGAAACGCACAAAAGGAAAAAGCATTAAATTTATGCAAAAACACAATAAAAGTCTGCGATCCGCAGACACCATTGCGAAAACAAATAAACAAAAAAGTAAAAATACAAATAACCGCACTCGAAAAAATCGGTAGCGTTCTCGAATAATGTATATTTAGATAAAATTGAATACTTTGTTTACTATACTTATAATAGCATTAATATAACAATAAATCAAATAGTACTTAACTATGTCATTATCTAAAGGCCTTACTCCTGACGCGGTCGAGTGTGAGGCATTAAATTTACACATAGCTGATCTGATTTTGAAGACCCCCGATATAAAAGCAGAAAATGGCGATGTGAAATATACTCTAACTCTAACTCAACAACTAAATTTAATAAGCAAAATTAAACTTAGTCCAGATATTTCAATCAACTCAACTGTAATGAGCGTGGTTGAATTGTCATATCTGTATAATTTGGGGATCCAACAGAACTCATACCAACGCAATTTGGTGTCCCACGCGTGGAGCATTACCGAACAGAAATCGTACCTTCATACCTTATGTTATGAGAAAAACGTCTGTTTCGCAATGGCTATGTTATTTTCGAATTATCCTAATTTAAACGATACTGAATACAATTACATTAGCGATCCATCTTGTTTATTCGAGCTTCCCGATTTTGCTAATCGTGCCAAGACAATGTACGATTTTGCGACAGGTAAATTAAATTGTTATAAGTTATCATTTTTCGAGCATTTAAACCTGCCTGACTCAATCCTTGCGTCTCAGCAGATCCCAGTTGTAATCGATATTCGTTATAAAACATTCATCGAACGCCAGAAGAATTTCTTGTTATTACAAAAACAGAAGGTAGTGGATACTTCAAGTAAATTTAAAAATATGCCAAATGCCTTTAATAACTACTTATTACACCGACTAAAAAGAAAAATGAGACAAAATACAGTTATGAGTTGTATATTTTATAACTATGTTTCAGGTAGTTTGTTAGATGGACTTTTGTTATTTTCTTATCTATTATATCAGTAATTACATCTACTATATCCTCATAGGCATTTGGACTTTCCTTTTTTATGTAGTGTTTTAACTGACTGAAAAATTCCTCAATTGCGTTCGTTTCTGGATGATAGGGAACCGTATATAACAACTGGTTATGGTCTTCTTCTATCTTTTCTCGTATCAGTTTGGATTTATGTATTACGGCATTATCCATAATTATCAAATGATTTTTATATTTCTTTGAAATATTATCATTGTAAAACTCTAAAATATCTACGGTTTTTAGACCACCTATCCTTTGTGGGTATAGTTTCCAAGCAACAACTTTATCAGCACTAATCGCACATAACAAATTGAAGCGTTTGTAGGGGTATTTATTCGTTTTTTTCAACACTCTCGTTCCACTTTTACTACGACCATAAGTAAGCGTCATATTCAAATAAATAGAACTTTCATCCATACATATCGTTTTAGCATAGTCATATTTCGTATTGAGTGTATTGTAAAAAGTATCTAAATCTTGTTTCTCTTGTCCTTCTCGTTTTTCAGGATAGTATTTACTACGCAACCTTTTCCGTGTAATTTTATTTTTGGAAAGAATATTATGAATAGTCATAGACGATAAACGAATATTGAACTCTTCCTTTACCAATCGTGATAATTCCCATAATGTAGTTGTATTGTATTTACGAACATATTTCTTTACAAATGTTTCTATCTTTGGTGTGATTTTTAGATTACGATTTTTGCGTGTTTTTCTATTTACATTTCCATCTTTTTTATATTGATTTACCCACCGTGATAATGACTGGTATTTACACTTGAATAATTTACAAGTATCACGCATATCATCTTTACCCTCTAAATAATGTTTTACTGCCGTTTCCTTATAATCTTCGCTGTGATGCGACATAATAAATATATATAAAATATTTAAAACTAACTATATATTAGTATATAATTATGGAAAATGACGATTTGAAAAATGAAAATGACGCATTAAAAAACGAGATTGAAATGCTAAAAGATAATAATACTGAACTGGAAGAACGATTAAAAAAATATACGAGTGGTAAAGGTCATCACAAATATTACGAGAAAAATAAAGAAATTATAAAACAAAAAGGAAGTATAAATCTAACCAAACTTAAGACTGAAAATCCAGACAAGTTAAAAGAGTATAGAAGACGAGCATATTTAAAACGAAAAGAAAAAGATAATAAAGATAATAAAGATAATTTACTTTAACTAATTATTATGAGTTTAGAAATAACCGATACTTATCGTGGTATTATTAACAATATAGAACATTATATATATTGTGGATTGTGTAATGGTATTCCAACAAAATGGATTACAAAAACAGAATGGGATTTTACACCCTTGAAGATTTAAATCCGCACCTTTCGGTGAAAAAATAAAAACTAAAAGGTTTATCCTTTTCTGGATTATGTAAATTTTGATTTTACTGATTCGTCT